GGATCGAAAAATATTGCACCTATTGAGATAATCGGGGCATCAGGATTTTTTCCCATGGTTTCAAGGTCGATCATTAGATGGTCACACGTCCTGCTGGTGGATGTGATAATGCGATGACCGTTCACCGTAATTGAGGGATCTGCCGTCTCGCCAGTTTCACTATAGCTGGCGTGGTCCTGAGCGCTGCCAGCATTCTCCTTGTGTGGATGTTCAGCGCCTTCCATTTTCTCCGAATCGTCTTCCTGAACTTCAACCAGGTTCTTGTCATCGAATGTTTCCTGGTATGTTGCGTCGCCCATCACCGCGCCACAATCAGGGCAGTTGCCGCCACTCCTCTGACCGCAGGCGGTGCAGATCTTTTCCGGTTCCTGTTGCACTACTGGTTCAGGTTGTTTCGTTTCTGGCTCGTTTTGTTGCGTATTTGGGCTGTTCTGTTCCGCTTTCTGGTCGTTCTGTTCCGTTTCTGGCTGATTCTGGTACACAGAATCGCGGGTCTGGATCCCCTTAATCCATTTCGGATCATTCGGGTCGCTAATCCCTTCAACAAATTCTCCGCGAGAGGCAGCCAGTAATTTGTCTGCATCGACAGGATTTTGGGGCGGAATGTTTTTCCGGGCTTCATGGAGTTCTGCCCGCAGTTTCTGATATTTCGCATCAACAGAATTTATCTGTGGCTGAGCATCCATCGACTGCGTGTCCTGATTATGTTCAGTTGTATCCGGTTCCACTGCTTCAGTCGTTGCCTGTTCATCTGCCATTGCGCCAGATGGCTGCGGTTTTTCTTCATCATCCTGTTTTCCTTCTTTTGTTACACGCTGCGGCATTGGAGCAGAGGAGCGACCGCAGGCAATATCCACGATTTCTGGATCAGGGTTGGCATGGTCGGTTTCGGTCAGTACTTTGTTCAGATATTCGGTAACACGGTGGGGAGTAGCCTCGATACCAATTGGTGCTTCTTTCACGGACGCAACCACTATCGCGCGGGAATAATCCAGGTGACCAGGCATGGCGATGAATTTGTCACGAAAAACAGAAAAGGGCGGCTTATTCTCTGAAACGATTTCTTCAATGCGTTTGGCGTGTGCCGGATGTGGATTGTAAATATCGATGTCCATTGAACGGGCCAGAACGCCAGCGGCAACGTCACGTTCCACTGACGCATCATCGTGGACAAAACCTTCACCGCGATCGGTAAGAATTCCTCCGCCAGCATTAGCGCCGGATGGCGTGCGGCTGATGCGTAAAACACGATTTCCTTTCATCCACTCTTTTGTCAGCAGACCTCGATCGGTATAGTCAGCGTCCAGGTATGCTTCGAAAAAAGCAGTCATTAACCCCAGACTGGAATTAACGGGATTAGGGAAAACTTTGTCTGTGTCGCGTACCAGTTTGTGAAGGTCGCGAATCTCCAGCGGGTCGAGCAGCTTTGTGTTGTGGGAAATAGCCAGGGCAGTAACAGCAGGCAGTTCTTCAGCTCGTGCGATATGTAATGCCTGAAGTTCTTCCCGTGAAACGTGCGTTACCGGTTTTTCGCTGCCATGTTGCGCAAGCCAGCGAATGGGCAGTTCCTGACCGGAAATCGGCAGGAGCATATTATCCTCAATCTCAGCCATGTCTTCGCCATTGACGTTGGTATTGTCAGTGCTGGCTGGTTTGTCCTGAACTGAGGGGGAAGGCGCTATAAATATCATTGTGATGCCATCTTCTCCGCCTTTTTCATAGCGGTTGCAGAATTCAGTATCGAACACACCTTCAGGCGGCAGGTCATTAACAATGGGCAAATTCACGCGAACAGGTTTTTTGAAATCCTCTTCGTCAAATCCAGCATCGTCCATTGCGACAACACCCCGTGATATTGCAACCGATAATTTTTTTGCTGTGCGCCAGTAAAAACCGCCTTTAATCCCAAGGCGTTTTCTGACTTTGTCATTTTTGGCTTCGTAATACAGTGCAATTTCTTCTTTATCAGTGCTCATTGATAAACCTCATAACTATTTTAAGGTTGTACGAATCCCTGCTATTGCTGGCATGCTTAATCAACGGGTATGGCGTTAATACGGCTGGCGGGTTATCCAGCCGGTATTTCGTTATTCAGGTACAGCGATACTTTGTTTAACGGGAGACATTCACCGGAAATTTTTTGCTCGTCTCTTGCCTGATGGCAGGATTCTTTACTGGCATAAATTCCGGTAATCACATTCTGTGGCTCACCTGTTATAAGAAAAACCGTCATCATCAGTGCAAACGCTGAACTCACTGCTGCCCTCCGAAAATGCCAAGTTCAAGAAGGGCAATTCTGGAGAGTATGGAATTATCATTGAGAAGATAAGGCTCATATTTTCTCATCCTGATGGCGTCTTCAGTAAACTCCCGGTTACTGAGCAGAATACCAATATTAAAACACCCTTCAGACGTATTAACGTTTGGTAGTGACGTTTCCATTATCGCGTCCTCAACAATGAATTTTGTGATGCGGTGCCTGGTGCCTCCAGGTGACGTTAACCAGTTAACAATTAACGCCGGATACAGAGAATCCACCCATAACACTGTTTTTGGTTTTAACTGTTCCGCGTGCGCTGAGCCGCATTCACCGCATCACAAAATTCACTTTAAAAAGGGCGGCAGAGCAGCCACGGAGTAAAACTGATACCGCCAAACGTCACCAGAAAATTGATAACAGAGGGCGTTGCAGCGGGGTTGTCACTTAAGCGTATGGTCAGCCTGACAACCCGGTGTCCTCAAGGGGAAGGAATAACCCCGCCATACTTACCGCCGCGCCATTTCGCGGATTGCCACAACCAGAAGCGCACGGTCGAAGAAATTTAACGACAAGACTTATATGCAAAGGGATCTCGCCGTGCGCTTTCGTGTTATGCCCTGACTTTTCAGGGAAATATCCTTTCAGTAAACTGTCAGTACCGGATTCTTATCCGTGTCCGGCGCACGACCACACGTGACAGCGTGTTGGTCTCCATTTTTAACCCAGAACCTCAATGGAGGATAAAATGCCAAACAAAAAAAGAAATCCGCTTATTGAAAAACAGATTGAATGCCTGGTAAATCAACTCAGGCAATCAGGGTTATTAAAAACTCATTCAGAGTTGAGGCTCACAGAATCAGCATTCGACGATAAATTAAATAATGTCCTTTATAATGGCATTATTGATTTTAATCGTTCTGTTGGTCGCCGCGGCCCTGCTGGTGTTTCCTTATAATTACCAGTCAATCCAGAGTGGACCGTGTTCAGCGTAAATATAACTGTACACATCCAGATTATATTTGTGGTCTGTTAAGAACAGGCCGCAAATACATGCCGAAGCTTCCAGTGCAGCGGCTCTGTTACTGAATAACCATGTAGCAACATTCCAGCGTTTTTCTGCATCCCAGTCTTTCTCAAGGCCTGATACCATGAAGAAACCGTTAGTGTTGCCATCAAATAATTCTGTTTCCAAATTTTTAAGCAATGCCTGATGGACTCTTGCCAGGTATTCCGCCGGAATTTCGCCACGAATTCTGATGAGATTGTCATAAACAAACATGTTCCCCGCATATGGCGATTTTTCTTTCTTGTTTTTTAAACCAGCATCATGAGCAAACTGATCAATTTCTTCTTCCGTTGGTTTCGTATTGATGTTTTGCGCTGTCGTTTCTGCAATTTTATTTGCCACACTCTCTGAGTCGTGTTTATTTATAGACGCACAGAAATACAATCCGGTAAACGCATCGCGCACATTACGAGCCATATTATCAGTGTCTTTTTTCGTTACCGATTCCAATTCAAGTTCGTTCAGACGATGACGAAGTGTGTGTGCTGCAATCTCCTGGATTGAAGGAGGTAAATCTTTAAATTCCATCGTCAACCTCATCAGTCAGTGTTTCTGGCTAACCAGCGACGCGCGCCAGCTTCAGTTTTAAACGTTTTGCTTTTGGTATACGTCATCGCGGTGAACGTACCGTCCTGGTTGGGGAACACGCCACATACCAGAGATTCGTTGTTGCCAAGATTGAGCGTATCCATGTTGACCTCATTTCCCCTTAACGCCGGGGTAGCGGAACAAAAACCTGCTGCATAGTTATTAAAGTTGAACCCTGCCGTCATGTTCATACGCCTCGGGCTGGCTACTTAACCCCTGACCACTGCCGGGTAACTCGAAGTATTTCCCTGCGTTCTGTGGGGCGGGGTGGGTTGGTATTTTTAGTTTAATAAACATTAAACTTAAGTCAAGTAAAAACCAAACCGCGGGACATAACAAACACAACGCTTTTGATAAAGTCGTTGCGGTTGTTATGTTTCTATTGGTAGTGAAAGTTAGGGAAACTGGCGTCTTGCGTGGATCACGTTTACTACTTCAACGCTTGATGTTGTTACGCGGTATAGAATTATATAGTTAGGGTGGGCTACAATCTCACGCAAGCCAGGTACTCTGTCGCTTGGTGGGTATAAATACGGATGTTCGGATAACGGCAGCACACAACCCCTTAATCGCTGCCATAAGCGTTCAGCCGCATCTATGTCGAAACGAGCAATATAACTAGTTATATCATCTAGGTCGGTATCTGCGCTTTCAAGCCATAACACGGGTAACATTTTACTGCTTGCTCCGTTCCTTGCGCATCTTAGCAAAGCGTTCTGCCATTCTGCGCTCAACTTCGTCATGGGGAATTGCTGGGCGCGGATCTGCAAGGCTCGTTGCTACTTTCGCACGCAGCCATTCGTTGTAACTGTTTTCTTGTTCAATGGTTTCAAATTCAGAAACCATTGGTGAAAGGGCTCTATTCATGTTTCCTCCGGTTTTATAACTCAGGCGCGGCGGCATTTTTGCGCCGCAATCCATCTCGCTATGAGATCTTCCATTGATTCTTTTTTCTGCTTTAACTCGCTGATTATCTGGCGTTGCTCATCCTCAGGGAAGGCTGAAAAAATCTGCAATAATTCCAGTTGATTAGACGTTAACCCTGCATGTGGTGGAGAACCCCCCGGTTGTTCTGCGTATTCCGCATCCAGATACCCTTCCGGCATCCCGTATGTTTGCTCTATTCTTCTGGCAGCCTTTTCTCCAAACGAGGCTCTCCCACTCATTAGTTGAGATAGGTAGCTCTTCTCTTTGGGTGGCAGAGTTTTATCTTTAAACCACTCCTTGAGACGTAAACGGCGAATTTCTTTTTTTTGCATGTGGTAATTATCTTTAGTAATCACTAAACAAGCAAATACTTGACTTAATGGTTTATCAAACACTAAACTCGCAAAAAAACACTAAACCGAGGAAGGTATGACATTAAAAGAGTTTATTAAATCATTAAGGGTTGGTGATGCTAAGAAATTCGCGGCCAGACTTGGTGTATCGCCATCTTACTTATCGCAAATGGCGTCTGGACGAACAGCTATATCTCCAACCCGCGCCCTTATGATCGAATCTGCGACGGAAGGCCAAGTAAGTAGGGCGGAGCTACGACCCCATGATTGGGAGCTTATTTGGCCTGAGTATGCGAGCGGCATTCGTTTGGGGCAAACACATGTAGTTCATGCTGAAGGTGATTGTAGTGCATGCTTATCTGATGGAGTTGATTCATGAAAATCAAGCATGAACACATCCGCATGGCGATGAATGTCTGGGCGCATCCGGACGGCGAAAAAGTACCGGCTGCGAAAATTACCAAAGCGTATTTCGAGCTGGGAATGACGTTCCCGGAACTGTACGACGACAGCCATCCGGAAGCCCTGGCCCGTAATACCCAGAAAATTTTCCGCTGGGTGGAGAAGGACACCCCTGATGCTGTTGAAAAAATTCAGGCTCTGTTACCGGCGATCGAAAAGGCGATGCCGCCTTTGCTGGTGGCCCGTATGCGCAGCCACAGTTCTGAATATTACCGTGAGATCGTCGAACGGAGGGATCGGCTGGTGAAGGATGTCGATGATTTTGTTGCGTCAGCGGTTGTTTTGTATGACCAGATGAATCGCGGCGGCCCGGCAGGGAATGCTGTGGTGATGCACTAAAAGCACGGTGTTCGGGGGTTTTATGAGCAGCAAGCTTCATGGTCTTGTCTGGGAAGGGTGCGCCTTCACCGGCATGATCTTATCCAGGGTGGCGGTTATGGCCCGTCTTGCAGACTACAGCAATGACGAGGGCGTGTCATGGCCTGCCATTGAAACTATCCGGCGTCAGATCGGTGCAAGAAGTGAATCCACAGTGAAATCGGCTATTGCAGAACTGGCGAAAGAGGGCTGGCTGACGAAGGAAGAGCGTAAGGTCGGTGGGCGTAATGTAAGCAATATCTATCGGCTTAATGTGGAAAAACTCGAAGCAGCTGCGGCGGCGGCGCGTGAGTCATATAAACCAAAAAGAAAAATTAGCCCGGCAAAAAATGACCCGTTAACAGTTGACCCGTCAAATATTGACCCCTCAACGGTTGACCCGTCAAATTTTGATGGATCAACTGTTGATAAAAAACTGCCGATTAGGGGGGCGATGATTGACCCCGATCCGTCAGTATTAAAACCTGATCCGTCAGATAAAAGATCTTCTTGTCCGGACGCTTCGCAACCGGACCCGCAGACGGCTGAACAGGATTTTTTAACCCGACACCCTGACGCGGTTGTGTTCAGTGCGAAAAAACGCCAGTGGGGAAGTCAGGAAGATTTGGTGTGCGCACAGTGGATCTGGGGACGAATCGTGAGTCTTTACGAGCAGGCGGCCAGCTATGATGGCGAGATCACTAGACCGAAAGAACCCAACTGGACAGCATGGGCCAATGACGTTCGCACAATGCGGATGCTGGATGGCAGAACTCACAGACAAATTTGTGAAATGTTTGGGCGTCTCCAGCGGGATTCGTTCTGGGTAAAAAACATCATGAGTCCGGCAAAACTCCGGGAAAAATGGGATGAACTGGTTATCCGCCTGGGGCGTTCGCCTGCGCAGCGTTGCGTGAATCACATTTCTGAACCGGACACTGAAATTCCGCCGGGCTTCAGGGGGTAAGTGTTAATTTCTGGTCATGAGGTAATTTTCAGGAGGGCTTGTGGCAAAAGTTTTTACACAAGAAGAGCGGGAAAAAATTAAAGGGCAGGTTGTTGAACTCGTACGCCAGAGTGGGCGCGAGACGTTACGACAACTGGAAACTAAAACTGGGGCAACAAGATATCTGATAAGCGTTCTGGCCAGAGAGCTGGTTGCCAGTGGCGATGTATACAACTCTGGTTACGGGTTATTCCCGTCTGAACAGGCGCGTAAGGACTGGTAAAATGCCCGTAAAAAGCTCTCAAGGGCAAAGCCGAAGAAACCATCTGCGGTTGATCCGGACCTTATCTGGTCATTACCAGATGGCGAAATACGCCGCTACGACAGGCGTCTGAACATAATCTGTCTCGAGTGCCGGAAGGGCGAAGTTATGCAGCGCGTACTGGCGTTTTATCAGGGGAATTTTGAGGAGGTGGTGCGGTGAGTGAATCAAAATGCCAGGTTAATGGCAACAAGATAGAACCATGTGCAGCACTGGCAAAGTCCCTTGAGCATGATGCTGAATACACGATGCGAAAAGGTCTGTTGATATACAAAATCTGGAATGAGAGTTTAACTCGCGGTCCTGATTTTGTGATGTTGCGTTCCGGTGAATTTTCTAAATTACCAGTTCGGGTTTCATTTTGTCCGTTCTGTGGTGAAAGTCTGAAAACGTGGGAGAACAGAAATGAATGAAATCAAAGAAATACCAGTAGTACGTGATGAATATGGCTGCTGGACGCATCCTGAATATGAAAAATTCTGTGACGGTCGGGAATATATTTCAACGGAAGAGTTTAACGCCTGGATGGAGGAAAATAATCTTCAATACGTCCTCTGCTTCAGAGATGAAGGATGTGCTGACCTTGATGCGTGTGATGCTGATATTTCTGCATGGGAACCGGAACGACCAGAGGGCAATGGATGGTTTATTGGTTCAATACATGACACCGAAGATGGCCCGGTTTGTGTATGGCTGAGAAATAAGGCCGAAGCATAAAGGCTATAAACCGACTAACAACTAAATACTGAAGATTTAAATCAGAAACGATTTTTATTAAATCCTTAACCGGAGGGATTCCTGCACCCTCAAATCATCAGGAGGCCGCCCGAAAGGGCGGTGGAGATAATAATGGGAATAACTAAAGAACGATTGTTGGAAATAGCAAACCTTAGTGATTGGGCATTAAGTGATGAGAGAATTGTTTCTCCTCATGCTTATGAGTCAGTTACAAGTATAGAAATAACAACAATGGCTAGAATGCTGCTTGGTTATTTCAAAATAGAAAATAAAAAACAGATGGATAGTAATGTTGATATATGTGAGATTTTAGACGATTGGGGGGCTTGGGTTGTGGCTGGTAATAGTTCTATTGATTGGCAGGAAATAGCTGATAAATATAAAAATGTTGTTCCTCATGGTAAAAAATCACGTCGTCAGTGCAGCAATGATGAAGGGCGAATTATTGACATTAGTATCCTTAGGTTAGAAAGATATAAGCAACAAGAATATGAGTTAATTGTTGCTCATTTCGTGATTGGTTTATCTCTTCGTGCTATTGCAAAGCAACAAGGATGTTCAGATGGAACAATTCGTAAAAGATTGCAAAAAGCCTTAGGTTTTTTGACTGGATATATAGCAATTACCAGTTAAGAGTCAGCGGTTTTTTTACCAGTGTAATGGTATAAGGATACTCCCATGTGTCTTACATGATATGGAAGCGCTGTTGCTGGATGCTTTGTGATACTCTTAAAGCGGAGGGGAGAGCCTTCCGCTTCAATTTCTGCGTCCGAAACGGTCGTAGAGAAAAATTCTTTCCATTCATTGAATTTTACTGCTGATTTGTCAGACTTTATATAAATTAGAATTCCTCCATGATCGTCACGTGACGTACCCGTGCCGTAACGTTCGGTTAGCTGAATCCAGCCATTATGAATAGATTTGGGGCCTCTCCATAATTTTGCTTCACCGATCCATTCGAATTTTCCGAATTGATGTTTAACTAATAAATCAACGTGACCGCCATGTTGAGTATCATGTTCAACATCATAAAACCTACCTTTCAGGAAATTTTTGATCGACGCTGTTAGCTCGTCCTCTCCCCACTTAGCATCTTGATAGAAGTGTTTGTCATTTTCTAAATTCTGAATAGCGTCGTCTAAATCTTCATAGAGTTGCTTTACAAAAATATTTTTGTCTGCAGCTAATTTTCTTTGAACCATTCCCCTAAATTCAGGATCCATTCTAATTAATGATTGAAGGTCTGCAGTACAGATGTTTACATCACTCATGCAGACTCTCCAAAAGACTCGAAGGAGTAAAGTATGGATAAAGATACTGGCTAAAATTATCAACCAATTCGCCAGTTTCTGGATGGTAAAAACTTCCTGTGTCTAAAGCATAGGAAATAAGATCATCTTCAACTGGTATTGGTTCTTCCGTTAAATTATCAATGTATTGAAAATGCATATCCAATAGATGTGCTTTATAGCTAGATAAATAATCAGTTGCTTTTATTAGCAGGATATAGTCATCTTTCGTATCAGTTAGATAGGTTAAACCATTGATAAGGGTTTTGTATGTAAAGTGATTGATATTTTTAGCATCTTTACTAACCAGAAAAAGAAAAAGATCACGACACACACTGCGAACAGGATCATTAAAATCCTGCTCTATTTGCGTGATAATGTCGTGATATATACTCTTTTTCATTTATGGCCTGATGATCTCGCTCTTCTTTTCTCTTCACAGGACTTAACAGAATCCAATATTTTTTCAACAATAAATATAATCGAATCAATGTTGTTACAGTTCTTCGCAATTGCTTCATGCAACCTAATTCTAGGATTATCAAGCATTGTCCTTTTTCCTGGTAATATTAACTCTACTGATAAAATATGTGAAGAACTTTGTGGTAAATCCCAAATTTTTCCCAACTTAAACTTTGTCAATATTGGGCTTGCGGACTCTCCACTATGATGGTAAACATCTTGACGCAAACACTTTTGACTTGGTTTGAGTTTTAAAGAACTTGTATTGCCATCTGAGGTGATAAAAGATACATGAGAAATTCTGCCATCTACTTTTTCGTAAAGAACTTGTATTGAACCAAATAATTCAAGAGGATTGTTTAAAATAACGCCAGCTTCTTTTTTTATAAATTTAGCCACAAGGTATTGTTGAGGCTGTGATTCACTTCTTGGAAGGATAGATAAATCAATCGTAAGAATTAATATTTTTTCTGCAGGCATTAGCATGATGGTATTAAAGCATTGCGTGACTTGGCGTGTTTTGCATTTTATTTCTCCACCATTAGCACGTAATTCCATACCCGCATCGCTAAGATGTGTTGGGTCAAGCTCTATCACTTCAGTGTAATACGCTTTGGATAAAAAAACAGCAGTGTCAATTTGTTTATCACGAATGATATCTTGACGTAGTTCAGCAAAATGCAGCTCAGTATCAGCAACTAACAGCTCCTCTCTGGATAAAGGAGTTGGGTATTTTTCTGAGAAGGGGCTATTGTCCTTTTTCTGATTTGTGAAAATTGTTTGTAATTTTGCTACGTCTTCATCGGTGATTCTATAAATAGAAAGTAATCGATTCCCGCTAAAAATTAAACCTTTCCAGAAATCGTCGATTCTGTCTTTTAGGTCGGGATTATGCTGAACTACACTATTTACACGTTCAATAAAAAGGGGTAATCCTTGGGCCGTTACACCCAGTGATGAACCAAGAAGCTTACGGGTGTTGCGCCAGCCAAAGCGTGAATTGATGTTTTTTACTGTTTGCTCAAGCATTAACACTTCCTTAATTTTCCCTTAACAATTTAGGGTGCTAAACTTTTTTGCGCAGTTTACATAAAAAAATAGTGCGTACGCAAAAACTATCTAACATGATGAGCTTTAACCGGGAAATTTGTATATGTTGTGAGCATAAAGTTGGCTGAGAAATCTAAAACGGGTAGAATGACTGCGGGTGCTTGAGGCTATCTGTCTCAGGCATGAACACCAAAAGGCAGATAGAGAAAAGCCCCAGTTAACATTACGCGTCCGGCAAGACGCTTAACATTAATCTGAGGCCATATCTATGCTCTACACACGTAGGTTAGCCTCTTACGTGCCGAAAGGCAAGGAGAAGCAGGCTATGAAGCAGCAAAAGGCGATGTTAATCGCCCTGATCGTCATCTGTTTAACCGTCATAGTGACGGCACTGGTAACGAGGAAAGACCTCTGCGAGGTACGAATCCGAACCGGCCAGACGGAGGTCGCTGTCTTCACAGCTTACGAACCTGAGGAGTAAGAGACCCGGCGAGGGAGAAATCCCTCGCCACCTCTGATGTGGCAGGCATCCTCAACGCACCCGCACTTAACCCGCTTCGGCGGGTTTTTGTTTTTATTTTCAACGCGTTTGAAGTTCTGGACGGTGCCGGAATAGAATCAAAAATACTTAAGTAGCGCGCAGGGATAAGAGGGATGGTCCCTTAAAGGGGAGAGCTAATTATCCGGAAGGATTCTGATGATGAACATCGAAGAACTGCGTAAAATTTTTTGTGAAGATGGCCTCTATGCTGTGTGCGTTGAAAATGGAAATCTTGTTAGTCATTACCGCATTATGTGTTTGCGAAAGAATGGGGCTGCGTTAATTAATTTTGTGGATGCTCGGGTCACGGACGGATTTATCTTGCGCGAAGGTGAGTTTGTCACTTCATTACAGGCATTGAAAGAGATCGGAATAAAAGCTGGCTTTTCTGCTTTTTCAGGAGAATAAACTCATCTACAATCTTGCGCGGGGCTGAACTCCCGCTGAGTAACACCGTGCCACCGGAGAAAACCGATGGCACGCAACGCAAAATATTACAATTCTGATAATTCGCCCGTTCTTGCCTGCACGCACGGGCGGTATTCTCACGCATTCAAGTCTGAATGGTTCCAGCACCCTCCATGCACTGCAGAACAGGCCGAATGGCTGATTCATTCTTACCGCAGGCGCGGGTTCGAGGTTAAGAAAGCTCTCAGTCTCGACTATCGGCACTGGATAATCTCTGTCAGGCTGCCTTATTCCGACCGCCCACCACGTGCGTCCCGCACTTTCCAGCAACGGATCTGGAGGTAACGTGCGGGTATTACTTAGACCTGTTCTGGTGCCTGAGCTTGGGCTGGTGGTCCTTAAGCCGGGCCGTGAATCCATACAGATATTTCATAATCCTCGAGTGCTGGTGGAACCGGAACCAAAAAGCATGCGTAATCTGCCATCCGGAGTCGTTCCTGCCGTTCGCCAGCCGCTGGCGGAAGACAAAACATTGCTGCCGTTTTTTAGTAACGAACGGGTGATTCGTGCTGCTGGCGGCGTTGGCGCATTGTCCGACTGGCTATTACGTCATGTTACATCCTGCCAGTGGCCTAATGGCGATTACCATCATGTAACCAAGTGAATCATTTGATACCGACAAGGGTTTTAGTGAAAGGAGGTGAAATCACCTGTAAGATGCTGAAATAAAACAGGTGATGTATAGTTCGGACGGAAAACTCTTTTTGATACCGACTGCTCAACAAATAGTCAAAAGATCAAAAAACGGCGACACATTTGATACTGCTAATTTACCCTTAAAATCTTCTTCAAAACATCTTCAAACTGCCAAAATGCTCACATAATCGATCTAACTATAATCAGTATGATAATCATCATGAATTACTATTCAATAGCGTGATTATCTTGGGATGAGTCATATGATCTCTATATGTATTTACAGCACCACCTCATGATAGCGATGGCGCTTAACCAACAACATTTTTCTTTACTGTCACTGCCCCTGATTCCTGGGTGGCGTTATTGCTCGAGTTGTACTTCTCAATAACGCGCAAAATCTCTTTGTCTGTTTCTTCACTTCCCGCCATTCCTATCTTTATTGCATTTTTTAGTACGGGACGTAATGGCAAGGCATCAATGATGCTTTCTACCGCATCCTGGCTGATTGTAGATGTATTCATTGCTGCCAGCCTGACAAGGTTGTTAGTACCTTCTCGCCTGATGAATGTAAGGATTAATTGCTTCTCTTGGGGGCTTAGAGAGCTAAGCGCCTGATCAATACCCGAACCTGAATCGCAATTATTTTCGATTTTTCCGCATTCATCTTCGTTCTTGCCTGTGGCCAACCATTCGAGTGAACAATTACAGGCTTTAGCTATTAAGGCCAGTTTATCCAAAGGAGGGAAGTTTTTCCCCTTCCTGTAATTTCTTACTGTGGCTTCAGATAGTCCACAAAGGGTCGCCAGTTCGACGTTTGTCATGTCTCCCATAGCCATAGCTAAGCGTTCTGAAAATCGGTTTATTCCTTCCATATCAATAAACCGTTCCGCACTGGATACGGTTTTTTCTGCCTTATCCATATAACCCCCTATAAAACAAAGAAATTATCGATATCGCATTTAATTTCGATGCGCTCGCAAAAAACCGTTGATATCGAATTATTTTGCGATTATGATTTACCTAAATCGATAACCGGTTTTGATTATCGGTTCAGGTAAACATGAGAGGATCACACAATGAGGGTATCCAGACAAGCATCGAATAATTTGTTTGTTCGAGAGGGGTGTGACTGGTCTGCTAAAGCGGTATATGCAGCCCTTGAAAACAAAGGCACAGACCTCCCTGAACTGGAAAGGGAGTTAGGATTAAAAAGCGGATCAATGCGCAATGTGTTTTACCGCCAGTGCCGTAAATACGAAGCCGCCATCGCCGAAAAAATAGGGGTTGAACCTGCTGTAATCTGGCCCAGCAGATACCAGGTGGACGCCAGAGAAGTGGCTTGATGGGGGATGTATGTGGGTAACAGCAAAAGAATGTGTTGGTCTTCCTGATTTACCAATGATGGAACATAACATTCGCCATCGACTCACAAAAGCAGCTGCGGGAAATGCAGCCATGTTACGCAAACGTAAGGGGACAAAAGCAATCGAATTTAATATCGATTGTTTGCCTTCTGGCGCGCAACAAGTATTGCGTGAACGTTATGCCCTTCAACTGATGACGCAAAAAGCCGATGAATCACCGGCTCCGGTGGTGACAAAGGCCAGACGCTCGCCTGCCGTGGTTGATGCGGTGGAGGCATATCGCGGATCACCACAACTGATGGTTGAACGCCTTAATGCCCTGACTGAAAACCAGCGCCAGGTGGCTGATGCACGAATCGCGATCGTCAGCGAAGTGATGAAAGTCGCGCAACAACCCGGTTTCAGCTGTGCGAAAGCTATCCGGTTTATCGTTGACAACCTGGCACGTTCGCAGCTGGACGAGCGCATTGTGGCAATGGTTGAGACGGCGAACGCCAAAAAGGGAAACAGCCGCGCGTTGAGTGAAATCACGCTGAAACGCTGGATTGCAGCCTTTAACAAGGCGCAGAACGCCGCCGAACGCCTGCTTTTACTGGCACCGGGTAAGCGCCAGGAAATAAAAGCCGAAGATATTAACTGGCTGCCCGAATTTCTGGCGCAGTATCGCCAGTCAAACGGCCGACCAATGACCGAGGCTTACGAGGATTTTGTCGCTGAATGGCAGCACCGGCACGCTGATGAGCCTTATATGCTCGATATCATGCCGTCTTATGACACCATTCGCCGCGCAATGAAGAAACTGCCGGAAGTGGTGAAACAAAAAGGCCGGGTGACCGGCAGTGAATACCGCCAGCTTGAGGGATTCACGCGCCGCGACTGGTCAAAAATGCCGGTGAATTATGTCTGGATTGGTGACGGTCACGGCATGAAGCTGAAATGCGCACACCCGGTTCACGGTCGGCCATTTGCACCGGAAGTGACCTTTGTTATCGACGGTGGCACGCGCTTTGTGGTGGGCTGGAGCCTTGACCTGGCTGAAAATGTTTTCGCCGTAGCCGGTGCCATACAGCACGGCATTCGCCATCACGGCAAACCGTTTCTGTATTACTCGGATAACGGCTCCGGGGAAACCGCCGACATCCTGGATAAGGAGGTTGTGGGGATACTGCCGCGACTGGGGATTAATCACCCGACCGGGATTGCCGGTAATCCGCAGGGACGAGGCATTATCGAACGGCTTAACCGCACATTACCGATGCGCATAGCCCGTAAATACCGCACCTATTTCGGGAAAGGTGCAGATCGCGAGACGTTACGCAAAACCAACCGCGATTTACGCTCGGCATTTACTGCCCTGCAACAGGGCAAACGGCTGAACGCCCGGCAGCAGTCAGCGATGCGTGATTTACCGTCCTGGTCTGAACTGATTGATGCCATTCGTGACGGTGTTGAGTGGTACAACAACCGGCCGCACGATGAATTACCCATGAAGCCGAACGGGAAACATTACAGCCCGGCGGAGTTCAGAAAAAAACGCCTGGCGGAAGAGGACACTGAAATTGAATGGCTGTCCGATGTTGAGCTGCGGGATATGTTCCGGCCGATGGTGGAACGCCCTGTAAGACGCTGTGAAATACGCTGGCTGAATAATATTTACTACGCGCCCGAGCTGCGTGACGAGCATGGCCGCAAGGTGCTTATCAGCTATGACATTCATGATGCCGAACGAATTACCGTTCGTCGCCCGGATGGCAGCGTGATTTGCGAGGCGGTATGGGACGGCAATAAACGCGAAGCCTTCCCGGTCAGCGCGGAATACTACAAACAGCAGCAGCGCCTTAAAGGTATGCGTAAACGCGCAGAGGAAAAAATCCGTGATGCCGAGGATGAGGTTGTCAACGTGCTGGAGCACAAGCCGCAGGAGCCATGGCTGGAAAACATATACCGCCCTGTGGGTAATACGGTGACCGTTCAGCGACCAGCCGTTGATGATGAACCTGATGAAGAATACGAGCGTAATTTCCAGCGGGGATTGCAGTTGCTGGAAGCGAAATTAAAAGAAAATGACCCGCTGGCCTGAAATAAAAAAATAACCCGAGCGGCGACTCAGGTTATTTGATTAAACAAGGTATCAAATGAGAGGTTAATAATATGACTGATATTAACGATGTAATCAAGACCATTGATGAACTTATTGATGGCGGCGTACTGACGCAGTATGCCATCGCCAGAGAGGCGGGAATTTCCGACGGCACATTATCGGCTTTCCGTAAGGGAAAATATAAAGGCGATAACGCTGCTGTGGCTGCTTCCCTGTGTTCCTGGTATGAGAACTGGAATAAACAAAGCGCACTGCCGGAACCGCCGCAGTTTGTGGAAACGCAGACAGTCCAGGAGCTGCGCGCGCTGTTTCAGGCGGTTCGCCTGATGGGCTGTATTAACGTTATTGTGGGCGTGCCGGGGGTAGGTAAAACGGCCACCGCCCGTAATTACTGCCAGGAGCAACCAAACACCTGGATGATCACCCTGTCTCCCGCGCATTCCAGCGTCACGGAGTGTCTGCTGGAGCTGGCCGATGCGCTGGGGATTGATTACACCCGCGCGAACAAGGGGGCATTATCCCGCGCCATCCGCCGTCGCCTGATGGGAACGCGTGGACTGGTGATTGTGGATGAGGCGGATCATCTTGGTATTGACGGTCTGGAGCAACTCCGGGCAATTCAGGACGCCACGGGGATCGGGATGGTGCTTATTGGTAACCCGCGCGGATTGTTTAAAGGTGGACGCCGCGCCTTTGATGATTTATCGCGCCTGTTCAGCCGTCTTGCCCGTACAAAACAACTTCGCAAGGCCAAAAAGGCGGATGTGCTGGCCATTGCCAGGGCGTGGGGTATCAGTGGTGAGGCCGAGCTGGCTGTCATGCAGGCTATCGCTGAAAAACCGGGAGCATTACGTGTTTTGACGCATACGCTTAACCAGGCGTGGATCACCGCCAGCGGTGAAGGTGCGGCGCTGACAGAAAAACATATTAATGCGGCTTTTAAAGAGGTTTACACCAACCCTGAATTACTCTCGCAGGTGTGATTATGGCGGTATTTAATATTCCTGATATTTACGGGCGCTTTTACCTGGTTAATTTCGATAACGTCAAAGCAGTCTCCATGTCTGACAGTGAAGAATGTGGCGATTTACTCTTTGAATTTAATGATCGCACCCGAATGGCAATATCGGCAGGGCTTGATCGTGAAGGTGCGAAAGAAGCTTACAGCAATATTTGTCGCTTTATCGGTGCAAGACGGGTTAGTTAAACGAGGTGTTATATGAATACGCAGATACAGCAGGAAATTAATGCTCTCCATCACTTTCACAGGCAGAACGACAATGCCGGAGTGGTTTGTGATTATATCTGGACGTCGATAAACAGAAGCACTGGCGTATGTTTCCTGTGTCTGGACGTATATCAGTTGTATGCCGACCTGCAACCTGAATCCATCCGGCGCCGTTTTAATGGTGAGTGCTTTAATGAGGATGTCTGGGAAGGCCTGCGCTTTGGTTTTCTGATTATGGATGATTATCGCCAGGGGTGGCGACATAGTTACTCCATTCTTCGGGCAATCATGCGTGGCGAAACCCGAAAAATGCCGGGGATGGGTAAGGTTAATCGCGGCCTCCTGTTAGAGATAGCAGCAGCGCACATGAATCCATTACTGATACAACCGGAGTTTACTTATGAATTTGTTTGATTCACTGAATAACGCCCGTCGCCTGACCGAGCTTGCCGGTGCGGTACTGGAACGCAGTAAGCGCTATCCGCAACGTTTTGCACTGAAAACCACGCCGCCGGTAGGCGAGGTTCAGGGGAGTGGTGAAGAAATTGAAATCACCGTTAAGACCAACGGCCTGCGCCGCCGTGTGAAGGCCACCCGCATAAGCGGATGCACGGTTTACTGGGAAGTATGAAGTTACTTCATGGTTCGGCTCTGTCATCAGGCCAGACGCCGGGTCAGTTATCCGAACAAAACGAGGACCAGAGGATGAGTAAAGTCGTACGCATTATTTTCGAATACAAGGAAGATGTTATCTGCAAAAACTCTGATGGCAGCACGCACAGAGGGGTAAGTCTGGATATACGTTCAACCGGAATAAAGAAGAAAGATAATGGACCCGCCATGATTTTTGGGGTGGTTATGCTGGCAGAAAGCAGAAACTTCGCAGAGCTTGTGGCAATGAAAGCCAGTGCATTCATGAAAGACAGGGGTATGGCTTCCGGGGTTATTAACGGTAATGAATTTAATCAGCAGGGGTAATTCCATGAGCAAAGTACGCGTTATTTTTGAATTTGAGCATGTTTCGCATGACGAAAAGCTGGCAGGCAATGACTGTGTTGAAGTGCATGAAAAGATTGGAGTGAATGTGAAAACAGAACGTGATACGGAGAACAGCCCGACGTCACTCTGTGATGTTTATGCAAGTATTCTCCAGTATCACAGTCCTGTAATTATTCAGTTTCTCTCAGCGGAATTTCAGGCATCTGTACAGGCTTTTGGGGCGGATGCCATCATTAAACGCCACCGTGTGCATAAAGCATCAGGCACACTGCAATAAGGAAAACAAAATGGTTAAACGTGTTACAAAATTAAAGGCCGCAGCCGAGGCTGCACCGCAGACCCGCGAAGAAGTCAGCCGCGATATCCGCACCCTGGGCGATATTCAGCGAGAGGCGCTGCGCCTGGAAACGGCAATGAATGATGAAGTGGCAGAAATCACCGCCCGTTATACGCCGCAGATTGAAAACCTTAAAAAAGAAATCAAAGTGCTTTTTAAAGGGATTCATGACTGGTGTAAAACCAACCGCAATGAGCTGACGAACGGCGGCGAAACCAAAACTGCCAATCTGACCACCGGAACGGTGTCATGGCGGCTGGGAAATCCATCATGCAGCGTCAGTCGTGATGTGGAAGGTGTGATTGAAATGCTGCGTCGTATGGGGCTTGAGCGCTTCATCCGCACGAAAGAGGAAGTGAATAAGCAAGCTGTCCTGGCAGAGCCGGATGCGGTGAAAGGGATTGCTGGTATTAAGGTGAATAAAGGCGCTGAAAGTTTTCATGTCGAGCCTTTTGAACAGGACGCCGGACTGAATAAATAACACCGCATTAAATCTTTAAATATCACATCGTTTTAATTATGGCGCTTGCGTCAGGGGACTGCTCGCGCCTGAATGAGGCATATCATGAGTATAAAATATCGTTATTTTAAAATGAATGAGCGCGATTCCCGTCATTATCACAGGGAATGGCTTGATTGCGCTGGCAGGGAGCGCCAGAAATTGATTGATGATTTTCTCAGTAATCAGAATGCCAGAGGGTATTGTTGTTCCTGGTATTGTGGGGATTTTTTTGTCAAATCAATACTGGTGCATGAGGATGTTGATGTCGGAAGAAATAAGCGGGTGCTGTCTGATAAATTTGATGAAGATGGCCGCGTTTTATTTTCAGTTAAGCCCGACCGCAGATTCAGAGAGGGAAAAAAACTGAACAAAGCACTGAATATCTTAAACGAGAAGTTAAAACAGCTTCCGTCATTCAGTACCTGGATGGTTAATAAACTGGACTGCTATTTTGAGGTTTTTGGTGTCAGCAACGGCCGCACAGTTATGGCGTGCTCTTCTGCCGGGTTCTATGGCGACAAAGGGGCTGTTGTGGTTCGTATTCCTGTCGGTGAATCAGATAATGCCTTTTCACCTGAAAAGCTGCATCCGTCATTGATGGCAATCAAGCATTCCGAATTCATCGCAATAACGGAGGAATAATTCATGATTGATGCAAAAGTGCTTGAAGGGGTTAAAAACTGGCTGCGTTTTTCTGGCCGTCTGACCAGTCGTTCTCTGGCTGAAAAAATGAATATGCCGCTATCCTCGATGGTTTATTTTCTGCGTGATGCGGTTGATGCCGGGGTGCTGACGGAATGTAACGGTTTTTATGATATTCCGCGTCCCCGCCCGGTGCAGCCGGTTCGTCGCAAATGCAGCCAGGAAGGTGCGGCTGATGATGTTCAGTGGTGCAGCTTCAGAAAATCCCTGCCGTGGATTGAAGGGCATGATATTCCGTCGATGGCGTGGGAATTTGCTCAGGGCGTACTGACCTGTGAAACCGTTTATGTGGTGGCTGAAGTTGATGAGCAGGCCATGAAAGAAGGCGTGCCCCAGTTTGTGATGGCGTATATCGACATTCGCCTGGGTGTCATTATCTGCGGTTTAAGCGGCTGGAATATCACCGAACATGTTCTGCGTTACCTGATTGTTGACCGGACGGCTGCGCCTGCCGGGATATCTGCGGAGGTGGCGTAATGTTCTTTAAAACATCAAACCCTTCCGCGCTGGCTGCGTGGCAAAAATACCAGCAGGACTACAAGAAAGTTAAGGATGAGGCAAAACGTCTTGAGGCCGTGCTGAATGTTGATTGTCGGTCGGTATTTGTATCCGGTATCAATGGTTTTTATTTTAAAGGACTGCGTTTTACGGATAACAAATATCCTTTTCATCGCGACTTATGGCGAAAACCGACCGCGTCGAATGGCTGGAGCTGCACGCCGCGCACATCGTGTATTCCCAAAGCCCTGTGCGCTGCCTCTGACGAACTTAACAGTCTGTGGCGTGAATATTCGCCCGTCACGTATGCCAGAACCGATGCACTGTTGTTCTGGCTGGGCATTGACTTCTCAGCAATATTGCATGGTCCCGTGAAGTGGTTCTGCGTTGATGATGTGATTTACCTTCAGTGTGGCGTACAACCTGAAAAACAGAGAATGACCGAAATTCTGTCTGATGAGTTTTATGCTGCTGAAAAGCGAGTCAGGGGGTGATGTATGATGATTTTACAACCCATGGGGCGAAAAGGTCGTGCACCCGCTCATGTCCGTCCGTGGACACCTGAAGAAGATGCGCTGCTGATTGCGCTTTATCCATCCACCCCGGTTAAGGATATTGCTGTCAGGGTAAAAAGAAGTTTCTGGGGTGTACATAACCGGATTGTTTTATTACGCGGTACTTACCCGGAGTTGCTCAAATGCAAACGCCTCAGATTTAAACCTGATGAAGATAAATTTATCCGAAAAAATGCCAGGACGATGACCGGTAAGCAAATAGGAGAATATCTGGGGCGAGACCGGGACTCTGTCCACAATCGGGCGCGATATATTGGCGTAAGCATGAAAAAATACGGAGAGTTGCTGCCCTTCACCCGCATACCTGACGATGATGTTCGTCTTATTCGTGAATTACGGGATGCTGAATCACCACGGCGTCTTACCTTTAGGGAAATCGGCGAGAAATTTGAATTATCCGAGGGCACGGTGAGTTTTATTTATCACCGTCGTCGGACTGCCGAAGATGTTGTATTACGGGAGTTAATGTCATGATAACGACATTATTTGTTGAATCAGATGAACCCCTTGTGTGTGCCGCCGGAATGCCGGTCTGTGGCGGAACGCTGACCGGTGTTTATTTCGGGGATTTGCGCGGTTATCCCTGGCATTCACTGAATGATGCTTTCCCGCCTGATATGGAGGCTGTCGTGCTGATTGTTCAGTATGGTCACAGGCAGGAACTGCGCATCGGCCATATGGGGTATGAAGGCTTTTTTATTGATGAAGAAACTGGATCCTGCCTTGAAGATGAGGACGGACAGGTGACGCACTGGTGCCATATTTCAGCTTTACCGGAATTACAGGAGACGCCCAATGGATGATCAAATAGTTGAATGTCCCACCTGTGGAAATGAAGCCCCGGAGTATCTGAAAGAGTGCCCACATTGTGGTGAGGTAAAATGTAATCACTGCGATATGGGCGACGACACTGCATGTATGAATTGTGAGGATTAATAATATGGAAAAAGAAATCAAATTTGCGCCTAAAGATATCGACGAAGAACTGGCTAAAATCGGCATGCTTGAGCGTATGCGGGACATTATCGAATATGCGATAAAAGAAAATCTTGCAGCCAGAGAAGCCCTTTTGATAATGGAGCGGGAGATTAACCTGATTAAGGATGCTGTATCTCTGGATAATAAAATAGCCCGCGAGGAATACGTTCGCCGCAGGCTCGGTGTTGATGGTTCAGCAATTCTTACATCTGAACATTATGCAAAAATCTTTAATCTTTTTTCGCGGTAATGCCCATGCAGGCCCGGAGATTGTCGAAATGCCAGTTTGTATTAATATATGAGCCATCCTGGTGTCCCTCTGCGCTTTGGGGTGCGGCACTTTTTTGAGCAATATTGATAATATGTGTTGCCTCCTCACGGGAAATAACCCCCTTATCGAACAGGGTTACCATAAGATTTCCAGCCATTGTGAATGCGGCAACATCAAGGGCATTTTTTATATCTGACATAGATTTTTCCTTTTATGTTAATTGACATGGCGGTGCGGTAACACCGCCCATTTTTTATGGAGCCACGATAATGAATCGCGCTTCCCTGATTACCTTAATACATGTCGCAAAACGCGATCTACAGCTTGACCGGGAGACCTATATATCCGCGCTGCTGGCAGCCACCGGCAAAACCAGCTGCCGGGATATGTCACCGGATGAGTTATCCCGCGTGCTGGATGTTTTCAAAAAACGCGGTTTTAAAGTGCGCCAGAAGCCGGTTAACCGGGCCTTAAAACCGGGTACGGTGACCGCCAAAATTCGTGCCATCTGGAAGGTAATGCACCGGCAGGGCTTTATCTCTGATGGTGCGGAAACCGCCCTTAACCGCTGGGTGAAATCGCAGACGGCCGCGCAGAACGGCGGCGAAGGTGTGGCAAACTGGCAGTGGCTGGAGCAACACCCCGCCCTGGCCTCAGATGTGCTGGAGCGTCTCAAGCGATGGCACCGCCGCAAAATGCTGGCCGCGATGGGAATGCCCGAACGCACGCTGATGGGGTATGACGCCGTTTGCAGGCAGTATGAAAAATCACTTCCCCGTTAACCCCAAATCCCGCCACAACGCGGGATTTTTATTTTAAACTTACCGGGAACGCGAGAACCGGAGGCTGATATGGCAGAAACTCAGATGAGCATGTTTGGTGGTGACAGTGAGCAACAGCACGCCCTTATCGACCGCCTTGATGACATCCCTGATGATGTTCTCAAAAAGAACTGGCCGCGGACCCTGTCTGAACTGGTTGAAGTCACCGGCGCAGAACTTCAGCGTCAGGGGATTGAGCCGGTACTGGCCGGTAAACTGGCACGCAAGGTGGCTGCGGCTCAGGCAGCCTATATGGGCGGACGGGGTTATTACCTGCCGGTCGGGGAATCTCTCTTTGCCGAGCTGCGAAACAATGAGATATTTTCGCGCTGGGACCGGGGCGAGAAAATTGAATCCCTTCGCCGCCATTACCGGATGTCAGAAACCCAGATTTATACCGTCATACGCGAACAGCGCCGTCTGCATCTGGCAAGAACGCAACCGCCACTTTTCTGATATTCCGCAAAGCCTGCCGCCTTTCCTTCACCGTTACGCTGACTCAGAGAACATCATGAGACAGCGTAACAATGCCAAAACTCCCCGCACCACTGCGTAAAAAGCTGATTGCCCTTGTTCTGGCCGGTGCCGGGACGTTCACGATTGCCACGCATTACACCGGTTACTGGGAAGGGAAAGAAAACTCCACGTATATCGATCCCACCGGTACACCCACCATCTGTTACGGCCATACCGGCCCGGATGTGAAACCGGGTATGACCCTGACGGATGAAGAATGCCTGGAACTGCTGGAAAAGGACATGAAATGGGCCTTTGCGGCCATTGATCGGCGTGTTCAGGTGCCGCTTACCCGTGGTCAGACGGTGGCGCTGGCTTCGTGGATCTTCTGGGCCGGTGAAACGAACTTTCGCAACTCCACGCTTCTGCGCCTGATCAATGCCGGGCAGATGCCCGCGTCCTGTAAGCAGTATATCCGCTGGATTTATTCAAAGGGGGTGAAACTCCCCGGCCTTGAGGCCCGCCGTTCGGCGGATGAATGGTTATGTCGATACGACTTGCCGAAAGTCTGAACCGCTTCTGGCGACCGCTCATGATAGCGCTGCTGTGTGCGGTACTGCTGTTACGGGGTGTCCTGTGGCTGCGGTGAATAATGCCTTACCGGCCCTGATTGCCGGGGCGTGCATGGCGGCGCTGGGGATTATCGCTGTACTGGTTGCCGCGATATGGGGAATGCACCAGAAGACACAGCGCCTTGAAGACAATAATCAGGTGCTTGTGCGTGAGCGGGATGAGGCGCGTCAGGTGCTGGCAAATCAGCAGCACACCCTGCAACTCATTTCACAAATCAGTGAGGCGGCCACGAATGAAAAGCAACAGAACATTCAGCACAGCGAGGAGCAGCAGAGCGTTGTCCGCCGGTCGCTGGCAGCAGTGCCTGCGGCCTCTGTCCCTGTTCCTGATGATGTGGCTGACCGGGTGCGCCGGGCCGTCTGTGAAATACGTGCCTGTGAAGCCGGTGCCGATCCCCGCTGAATGGCTGGCTGACTGCCTGGTCCCTCCTGCGCCGGAGCCGTTCACGTTTGGGGCATCGGTCACTTACAACCTGCAACTGCTGGCGGTGATCAAGAACTGCAACGTGGATAAGGCCAGTATTCGTCGTCTGGAGGCGCGGCGACAACATGAATTTACTGATATGGCCGGAACGCCTGCTGTTCCGGCAGGAAAGACGAAGTAAGGAAAAAGGTATGGATGATTCAGATCGTGCTCAGGCTGTGATGGAGCGGGGATCAGAACGCGCCCTTTGTAACCGGCTGACACGTAAGCGCCGGGCAGTGGATGCTCCGGGCAGACGTGTCTGCGCGGACTGTGGCGGAGAGATCCCCGCCGCACGTCTTGTTGCTGTGCCGGATGCCATCCGTTGTGTGAACTGCCAGAACATCATGGAGGCCCGTCATGTGGGTCAGCATCGTTAAAGATTATGTTGTGCCGATCCTTTCGGCGACGGCAACCGCTGGCGGGATATTCATGGCGCTGATGCGCAAAACGTTTGTCCCCCGCGAGGCCTTTGAAAAACTCTCCGACCGCGTTGAGAAGGTGGAAACCCGCCTGTCGTCACTGCCGACGGAAGCCGAGGTCAACCGTCTGAATGTGGAAATCGTGACCCTGCGGGGCGAACTGAAAACCACGAACGCCACGCTCCGCTCTGTCTCCTATCAGAACGAACTGCTGCTGGAGCAGGCTGTAAGGAAAAAAACGCAATGAGTGATTTCATTACTGAAGATCAGCGTCTGGTCATTCTGCGGTCGCTGGCAGATTACAACGGTGAACTGGGTGAATCCGTGCTCCAAGACTGTCTGGATGATTACGGCCACCGCGTGTCCCGCGACACCGTTCACACCCACATTGCCTGGCTTGCCGAGCAGGGACTGGTGCGCAAACGCGTTCTGATTAACGGTTATTTCATCGCGGAACTGACCGGTCGTGGGCAGGATGTGGCGGAAGGCCGGGCCTGCGTTCCGGGTGTGAAGAAACCACGCGCAAGGGGGTAGCGATGGACAAGCCGACGCGTGGCCGCGTGCGCAAGGTGGATTTGCTCCCCGACAGCATCCGTAAGCCGCTGCTGGAAATGCTGCGTGAAAAACGTCTGACGCAGGTCCAGATCCGCGAGGAAATCAACCGTCTGATCCGCGAGGCAGGCCTGCCGGAAGAGCAGCAGCTTTCACCGGCGGCCATCAGCCGGGAAGCCTCCCGTAATGAGCTGATTGCCCGTAACCTGCGTGATTTACGCGAGCAGACAAAAGCCATGATGGCCGAACTGGGGGACAAGCCGACCGGTGAAACCACGGCACTGATTCTGGAGATGTCCCGCGCCCTGATGTACCGCCGTCTGCGTGCCGCGACCGAATCCCTGAACAGTGACAGCGACGTGGATATGCGTCTTATTAAGGACATCCTCCTGTCAGCACAGCGTGCGGAAAGTGCCGCCGAGCGCAGCATTAAACGTGAAAAAGAAATCCGGGCTGCATTTGCTGAAGAGATGGCAAACGCCGTCACCGACGAGCTGCGCGGCGTGGACGGGATGAGTGAACAGCTTGAGTCCCGTATTAAGGGAATTCTGTTGGGTAAAGCCTGATGAATAACGCCGAAGAACTCTCCCCCTTACTGACGAATACCGTCTCCACCCGCAAAATTGATCTGGCCGGTGAAAAAGCCCTGCTGGGCGTGGATGTGCCGGACAGCCTTGATTTGCCCGGTGATATGCCGGTGTTTCTGGATTATCAGGCCCGCTGGTTTGAGGATGAAAGTGAGGTCTGCATCGCGGAAAAATCCCGCCGCACCGGGCTTACCTGGGCGGAAGCCGGGCGTAACGTCATTACCGCTGCAAAACCGAAGCGGCGTGGTGGCCGTAATGTGTTTTATGTGGGGTCAAAGCAGGAGATGGCGCTGGAATATATTTCTGCCTGCGCACTGTTCTCCCGTGCCTTTAACCAGCTGGCCGATGCTGATGTGTATGAGCAGACCTTCTGGGATCGGGATAAAAAAGAAGAAATTCTGACCTACATGATCCGCTTTCCGAACAGTGGATTCAAAATTCAGGCACTGTCTTCCCGTCCGTCAAACCTGCGCGGCCTTCAGGGGGATGTGGTGATTGATGAAGCCGCGTTCCACGAGTCACTGGATGAGCTTCTCAAGGCGGCAATGGCGCTCACCATGTGGGGCGCGCGCGTGCGTATTATCTCCACGCATAACGGCGTCGATAATCTGTTTAATCAGTACATTCAGGAAGCCCGCGAGGGACGCAAGGATTACAGTGTCCACCGCATAACCCTGGATGATGCCATTGCGGACGGGCTGTACCGTCGTATCTGTTATGTCACCGGCCGCGAATGGTCACCGGAAAGCGAGCAGAAGTGGCGTGATGATCTCTACAAAAACGCCCCGACCCGTGAGGATGCCGACGAGGAATACGGCTGTATCCCGAAAAAATCCGGCGGTGCCTATATTCCTCACGCGCTTATTGAAATGGCGATGATCCGCGACATCCCGATTCTGACGTTTGAAGCCCCGGACGACTTCATCAGCCGTGCCGCATGGCTGCGTGAATCGGAGGTTTTAACCTGGTGTGAAGAACATTTAAAACCGCTTTTAGAGGCGTTAAATCCCCGTTCCCGCTTCAGCTTCGGGGAAGACTTTGCCCGCACCGGTGACCTCTCCTGCTTTGTGCTGCTGGAAATCACTGAATCCCTGGCAAAACGCGAGGTGTTTCGCGTGGAGCTGCGCAACCTGCCGTTTGCCCAGCAGGAGCAGGTGATGATGTACATCCTGACCCGCGTTCCGGCGCTGGTCGGTGCGGCGTTCGACGCCACCGGTAACGGCGGCTATCTGGCCGAAGCCGCGCTGCTGGCCTTTGGCCCGGACATCATCGACTGCGTGATGTTATCGCCGAAGTGGTACGGCGAGTGGATGCCAAAACTGAAGGCCGAGTTTGAGGATCAGAATATCCTCATCGCCCGCCATCAGACCACGCTTGATGATTTGCGCCATGTGAAGGTGGTGAACGGTATCCCGCAAATCGACAAGGGGCGCACGAAGGACCAGAACGCAACGGCTGTGAACGCCCGCCGCCATGGCGATTTTGCCGTGGCGCTCTGTATGGCAAACCGGGCGTCATACATGGAGGGCTTCATCCTGGATGAATCAGCCTGTCAGGCGCTGCCGGAGCGGTCGCGGGCAATGGAGGGCGGTTATCGTGATGACGATGAGGCATATCATGAATTTGATCGGGGGTGCTGGTAGTGGGACGCATAATTGATCTTGACGGAAAACCTTTCTCCTTTGACCCGGAGATGCAGAGTGCCGTGCTGGATATTCCGCAGATTGCCAGCCGTTATATTGAACATCCGGCCTCGGGTATCACCCCGAACCGGGCGGCGCAGTGCCTTCGCGGGGATGAACGTGGCGATCTGATTGCCCAGTCCGATCTGGCGGCTGACATTGAAGAAAAGGATACCCACCTTTTTGCAGAGCTGGGCAAGCGACGTCTTGCCATTCAGGGCGTGCCCTGGAGTATTGAGCCGCCACCGAACGCCAGCGCGAATGAGAAAAAGGACGCGGAAATGCTCGACGAATATCTGCATTCCGCCGACTGGTTTGATGCCATGCTGTTTGACGCCACGGATGCCATCCTGAAGGGCTATTCCTGCATGGAGATTGAGCACGGGATGCTCGGTAAAATGCACATCATCCGCGCCATCCGCTGGCGTGACAGCGGGCATTTCTGCCTTAACCCGGATGATTTGAGCGAACTGCGGCTGCGTGACGGCAGCCATGCCGGGGTGGCGTTTCAGCCCTTTGGCTGGATAGTGCATCAGTCACGTTCACGCACCGGTTACGGCGGCGCAACAGGGCTTGTCAGAACGCTTATCTGGCCGTTCATTTTCAAAAACTATTCCGTGCGCGATCTGGCTGAATTTCTGGAGGTGTACGGCCTGCCGATGAAGGTCGGTAAATACCCCTCCGGGGCAACACCGGAGCAGAAAAGCGCCCTGATGCGGGCGGTGATGGATATCGGGCGACGTACAGGCGGGATCATCCCGGCCGGGATGTCGCTGGAGTTTCAGGCGGCCGCGAACGGTCAGGCCGATCCGTTTGAAACCATGATTTCGTGGGGGGAGCGTTCCATCTCCAAAGCTATCCTCGGCGGCACGCTGACCACGGAAGCCGGAGACAAGGGCGCGCGCTCGCTGGGTGAAGTGCATAACGAGGTGCGCCGGGAAATCAGGGATTCTGATTTACGTCAGCTGGCCGCCACGCTGAACCGCGATCTGGTGTATCCGCTGTATGCCCTGAACACCGCCCACGCCATAGATATCCGTCGCCTGCCGCGTATCTGTTTCCAGACAAAAGAACCGGGGGATATCACCAAAATCACCAGTGCGGTGATGCAGCTCAGTACGGGGATGGATATTCCTGATCCCTGGGTACGGGACCAGACCGGTATTCCACAGCCTGCCCCCGGTGAAGCCATCTTCCGTGTCCGTCAGAGTGGCAATGAACCTGCTCAGACAGACAAAGAGATGCCACCGGAAAAACAGGAAAAGACAGAGCAGACGGCGCTGTCAGCCCGACTGCCGGAAGCGAAAAGCAGCCCCCGTGATGAACTGGACGATATGGGGGATGCGGTGCCTGCCCGCCGGTTACAGGACGCTATCGACCCGCTGCTGGAGCCGGTCATTGATGCCATCAGAACGCGGGGGCTGGCGGATGCGCTGGCAGACCTGCCTGCCCTTTACCGTGAAATGGATGATTCCCGCCTGATGACGCTGCTCAGTGATGCCATGTTTGCTGCGGAAATGAAGGGGATGATGGATGGCACAGGGGATTGATTTAGGTTATGCCGCCACCCTTCCCTCAAAAGAGGCGGTGGCATACTTCCGCGCCAAAGGGGCGCGTATCAGCTGGAACTGGTTCGAAACAAACGCAGATGTTCATGCCCGATCGTTCACGGCGGCAAAAGCGGCACGCCTGGACGTACTGACCACACTACAGGCGGAAGTGCAACGGGCCATTGATGAGGGGATTTCACAGAAAGCATTTATCCGCACACTGACACCCCGCCTGCAAAAGCTGGGATGGTGGGGGAAGCAGATTGTGGTGGACAGAGCCGGTAACGCAGAAGAAGTACAGCTGGGCAGTCCCCGCCGTCTGGCGCTGATTTACAACGTGAACACCCGCGTGGCTTACAATGCCGGGCGTTACACGCAGATGATGAACAACACGGACACGCATCCGTTCTGGCAGTATGTGGCGGTCATGGACAGCCGTACCCGCCCGTCGCATTCCGCCCTTAACGGTCTGGTATTCCGCTATGATGATCCGTTCTGGAAAACACACTACCCACCCAATGGCTGGAACTGCCGCTGCCGTGTGCGGCCATTGTCTCAGGCCCGTCTGGATGCAATGGGGTTATCCGTTTCATCCGGTGAGGATCATCTCTCCACCCGCAATGTTGAGGCTGGCGTGGATAAACAGACCGGAGAAGTCAGAGAAATGCCGGTGACCACATATTCAGATGGCACCAGAACCATGACACCGGATGTGGGCTGGTCATATAACCCCGGTTCGGCGGCGTTCGGCACAGACCAGGCGCTGATCCGTAAACTGATCGAGGTGAAAAGCCCGGCGTTACGGGAAATGGTGGTTCAGGAGATGAACAACAGCCCGGAGCGGCAGCTGGCGTTCCGCATCTGGGCAAAAAACATCATGAAAACCCGGCGAGGCGGTAACGATATCCGCACGCTGGGCTTTATGACCGAAAGTATTGCGCAGGCGGTGGAAAGCCGGACAGGAACGCCACCGGCCCGCCTGCTGGCGATGAGCGGTAAAAATGTGCTCCATGCGGACAGCATGAAACATCAGAATGACGGTATCGCCCTGACGCCGGAGGATTTCGGGCGATTACCGGCAATGCTGGCAACGCCAAAAGCGGTACTGTGGGATAAACGCCACAACAATCTGATGTATATCGTGGAAAGTAAGGATGGCAGTGTGCAGATTGCCGTTAATGCGCCGTACAGCCTGAAGCGTCAGCCGGATAAACTGGATGTGATTGTGAATGCTTACCGGGTTATCAATATGGATAAGCTGAAATCGGATATCCGGGGCGGAATGCTTGAGGTACTGGAAGGCGATATTGATTAACGGTCAGTGGCGGGGGTCGAACCCGCATACATGATCCACCCGGAGGCAGGCACCGACTTTACCAGTTAAGCGTACACTGACCGCCTGTTTATTTTATATTCATCCTTTATGCGGAGGCAATATGTCATCCATTGATGCCGCTGTCGTTGTTGACGTTACGCGTCTCCAGCGGGTCTTTGCCCGGCTTCAGTTTGTGGGTGGCGGGAAAGACCTGGCCCGCAGTGTGGCGTCCAGCCTTCTGTCATCCTCAGAAATGGCGTTTGAACAGGAAAAAGAGCCGGACGGCGAACGCTGGCATGACTGGTCAGATCCTTACCGCAAGTGGCGTACCCGTAAGGGATACATGCCCGGCAAAATCCTGACGCTGAACGGCGATCTGGCCCGACGCCTGACCACGGATTATGGCGATACCTGGGCGCTGATTGGATCAAATGAGCCTTATGCGGCCATTCATCAGTGGGGTGGCCTGCCAGGTATGCCGCCTGGACCGGCGGCCATTGGTGCACGTCCGTATATGGGTTTTGATCAGGTGGCAGAGCAGGAGATCATGGACGAAATCAGAAAACGCTTTAAAAAGGCCACAGAAACACCTTAATTGTTTAAGGTATGCAAATGCATTACCTTACCCCCTTCAGGCGCGTGTCGTGATTTTCTAACCTGTATTTAACGGGCTTTAAAATCTGCGTGAAGCGCCTTTGCATTTTTCCCTGAAAATACTTCCTGAAATCCCGCAAAACCCGCCCTGAAAATTCCCGGCTTATGCTGCCGGTATGAAGACAGAAAATCACCCAAAAGACGCAAATCGCCCCTCTGGTTTAGCCGTGCTTTCAGCTTCGCTGACTGCATCCGGCGACGGATGGTGTCAGTTACTGCCAGCAGGCAGGGTAAAGGCCCGTGACGGTCGCCCGGAAAAACCGGCTGAAGGCTGGCTGATTAACGAATCCGCCTGTAACCGGATGAAAGCCGGGCTTTCCGCCCTGAATCAGCCGTTACTGATTGATTATGACCATCACTCCATGAATGCGCAGAAAAACGGATTCAAGGCCATTGCCGCAGGTTGGGTTAAGCCGGAAAACATCGAATGGCGTGAGGGGCAGGGGATTTTCATTAAACCTGAATGGACGCCGCAGGCCCAAAAACATATTGATGACCGTGAATATGCCTATCTGTCTGCGTATATGCATTATTTCGCTGACACCGGGGAACCCTACCTGTTGCGCATGGCTTCCCTGACGAATGATCCAGGTATTACGGGTATGAACCCTGTCGCAGCACTCAGTGCTGACGATCTCTATGTAGTTTCCCCTTCTCAGGAGCAACACCCCATGAATGAGCAATTACGCCAGTTGCTGACGGCGCTCGGTCTGACCGTGGCTGACGGTGACGAATTTACGCCGGAGCTGGGCACGGCGGCGCTGTCTGCCCTCACCGGGATCAAAACCCGTGCGGATGCACACGACAACCTGAAAACACAGGTCGCCAGTCTGTCGGCAGAGCTGGAAACCGCAAAAGGCACACCGGCTGGCGGCAGTATTGATCTGACGAAATACGTGCCCGTTGAAACGTATAACGCCCTGCGTACCGAATACGTTGCACTGTCGGCGCAGCACGGCAGCACCACGCTGGAGCAGGTGCTGGACAAGGCTGAATCCGAAGGGCGCATCTTCAAAAGCGAACGCGGCTATCTGGAACAACTGGGTGGGCAGATTGGTGTTGCTGCACTTTCTGCACAGCTTGACGCCCGACAGCCGGTTGCGGCCCTGACCGGCCTTCAAACCGACACCGTGACCGTGCCGGATAAAAAGACTGCCACCGCTGTGCTGTCGGCTGAAGATATCGCGGCCGCCAAACTGCTGGGTAAAACCGAAGCCGAGTTCCTGAAAATGAAAGAGGAAATGCAATAATGCCTACCCCGATTACACCGGCGATGATCACCGCCCTGATGACGGGCTACCGTTCTGATTTTCAGGCCGGGATGTCCATGGCCCCGTCGCAGTACAAAAAAATTGCGATGACCGTGCCCTCCACATCGAAATCCAACACCTACGGCTGGCTGGGGCATGCGCCTCATTTTCGTGAGTGGATTGGTTCTCGTGTGATCCAGAAAATGAAAGCGCACGGTTATTCCATTGTAAACAAGACCTGGGAAGATACCGTCCCTGTTAATCGTGATGATTTTGAGGACGATAATCTCGGTATTTACTCGCCTTTATTTCAGGAGCTTGGTCGTGCCGCTGCTGTTCAGCCGGATGAGCTTGTATTTGCTGCTCTGCGTGATGGTCTGAAAAGTGCGTGTTACGACGGTCAGAACTTCTTTGATACCGAACACCCCGTCTACCCAAATGTGGATGGTACCGGTGATGTGGCGCTGGTCAGCAACATGTTTGTGGCAAAAACCGGCTCTGTCGGTGCACAGGCGGATTACAGCGGACCGGCCTGGTATCTGCTCGACTGCTCCCGTGCAATAAAACCCATCATCTATCAGAGCCGCCGCAAGGTTGAACTGGTTGCACAGACCAAAATTGATGAAGGTCGCGCATTCACTGATAACGAGTTTGTGTTCGGTGCATCCGTTCGTCACAACGTGGGCTACGGCTTCTGGCAGATGGCCTACATGATGCAGTCACCGCTGACGCTGGATGCGCTGTGGCATGGCTGGTCCGCCATGCGTGAGTTTACCGCTGACGGTGGCCGCAAACTCGGCATCAAACCTACCCATATTGTTGTCCCCACCTCGCTGGAAAAACAGGCGGTGCAGCTGCTGGAGCGTGAACTGTTCGCAGACGGTAACGCCACCGTCTCTAACGAGATGAAGGGCAAGCTGGAGCTGGTTGTCGCGGATTATCTGTAAACGGTGAGCCGGGCTTACGGCCCGGCCCCTGCGGAGGGCAAATATGAATGAACATCACACTGTGGCAGCAACAGATGATTCAGGTCTTCAGGTCAGTGGTGACAATTCTGTCACGGTGCTGGCAGAAGTGCGTTGCAGTCGTTCGGCGTTTCGTCGTGCGGGGTTCCTGTTCACGCGTGGACGTCAGCAGGTTGAGGTCACCCCGGAGCAGCTTGCCCGACTGGAGGCGGAGCCATGCCTCACTGTGCGAATACTACAGACGCCTGCTGATGATGCGGGGAGCGTGGCGGGTGTGGTTCATGCAGTGGCCGGTACAGATTTAGCCGAAGCCGAAGCCGAAGCCGAAGCCGAAGCCGAAGCCGGACAGGATGCTCCCCGGAAAAAGACCGGTAACAAAGCGAAACAGGCGAAAAAGGCCCGCGCATGAATTACGCCACTGAAACCGATATGCGGGCGCGTTACCGCGAGGATTTGCTCAGGCCGTTACTGGCTGTGCCCCGTTCGGATGAGCCGGACACGCGCAAGCTGAACCGGGCGCTGACAGATGCGTCAGCTCTTATCGACAGCTATCTGTCCGCCCGTTACACGCTGCCGCTGGAGGTTATTCCGGCCGTTCTTGTTCAGCACTGTTGCGCGATTGCCTTTTATTACCTGTGCGATCAGCGAGCCTCCGATCAGGCGCGTGACCGTTACCGTGAAGCGCTGGCCTGGCTGAAAGATGTCATGAACGGCAATGTGCCGGTCGGTGTGGATACGAACGGTGCGGCCCCTGAATCCGGGGATTTACCGCAGGTTCAGTCTGATGCAGCGGTATTCGGGCGCAACCAGAAGGGCTTCGTATGATTACGGAAACCGAACAGGCATACATCGCCCGTATCCGTGAGTATTTCGGGAATGAACTGGTGTCTGTTGACACGCATCCCGGCGACTGGAGCGACAGCGTACTGCGCACCATGCTGATTAACGCCCCGGCGATCTACGTTGCCTGGCTGGGTGCCGGTGAAGGCCGTACCCGTGGTCGCCTGGTCAGTCACTGGGTGTTCTACGTCATCGGCGACATGCTCAACGGGCGTGAGGCCAGCCGTCCCGGACTGTATCAGATTGTGGCCCGGCTGATTGCCGTGCTTAACGGCTTCAGAACAGAAAAAACCTCACCGCTTTACTTTGAAAAGGCGGTCAACGGTTACACCGAAACCCAGGCAGACAGTGGTGCGGTGATGTATGCGCTTTATTTCTCCTGCGAGGAAATGATCGCACCGCTGACCGATATCAGCTCGCTGGATGATTTCCTGCGCCATTACGAAACCTTCACCGAACCGGAAGGTACACCGGCATTTGAGGCACACATCAGCCTGCCTGGTGCAACCGCCGCCGGTGAAAAAGCCGGACCGTCAGAGGAATAACAGATGACAACCATTTTTATCAAACCCGCGCCGGGATGCCTGATTCGTGATCCCGACACAATGCGCCCGCTGGCACAGGAGGGGGAGGAAAAGCCCTTCACGCCGTTCTGGTGTCGGCGTCTTGATGACGGCGATGTGATTGAGATTGAAAAAACAGCCGGTTCTGCGGATGCACCGGCAGAAAAACCCGCAGCGACTGTAAAACCCGTGGCATCTGACAAGGAGGCTTCCTGATGATCAACTTTGATTCCATCAGTAATACAAACCGTATTCCGCTTTTTCAGGCGGAATTCAATAACTCCATGGCGGTAACCGGTACTCCGCCACAGCGTCAGTGTGTCCTGTTGTTCGGACAGAGAAGTTCTTCTGTTGGTGGTGCTATTAACGTTCCGTACCGTATCACAAGGGCAGAACAGGCCGCCGAGCGCTGGGGAAGAGGCTCCATGATTGCCCGCATGGTGGCTGAATTTATTGCCATCAATCCTGATACAGAACTGTATGCCATCGCACAGGATAACGGGACAGGCAAAAACGACGCCGGAACGATTACGATGAGCGGAACATCCGTTGTTGACGGTGTGCTCAGTATTTATATCGCCGGTAAGGGGTATCCGGTGGCTGTCAGCAAAGGAGAAAAAGCGGCGGATGTTGCCGGAAAACTGGCTCTGCTCATAAATCAGGATCTGGATGCGCCTGTTGCTGCTGTGGCAAACGCCCCGTCAGACAATAGTGATGCCACAAAAAAAGTTATCGCACTGTCAGCAAAGTTCGTCAGCGAGTGTGACCATGATGTCCGGCTGAATTATTACCCGGAGGATGTTACTCCGCTTGGGATTACCGTGATCATCTCCGGTCGCTCAGCCGTCCCAAAAAACCCGGATATCACCCGCAGCGTGGCTGCGATGGGAGATCGGCAGTACAACTATATCGTCATGCCGTATAAAGATGCAGCCAATCTGAAGATTCTGGCGAACGAACTGCTGACGCGCTGGGGACCGGAAAAAATGAATGATGGTATGGTCTGGATGGCGCATACCGGTACGTTTGGTAATGTGTCCAGCTTCGGGGAGTCCAGAAATGATTTTCTGTTTACCTGTACCGCGATCCCAAAAGCACCGGAACCGGATTATATCTGGGCAGTCACCCTGTGCGCCACCTGTGCGCCGTCTTTATCAGTCGATCCGGCACGACCTCTGCAATCTCTGGCATTGCCTTCCCGACTGGCTCCGGCATTGTCTGCCCGCCTTACAAATGAGGAACGAAACAGTCTGTTGTATACGGGTATTTCCACGGTAACGGTGGGAGCCGGTGATGTGATGCAGATTGAGCGTCAGGTAACCATGTATCGCCAGAACGCATACGGCGAAAGCGATCCCAGCTATCTGGATGTGGAAACCATCTACACCCTGTCATATCTGCGTTACTCCCTGCGGGTATTCATTACACAGCGTTTCCCCCGCCATAAGCTGGCAGATGACGGAACGCCTGTTGGTCCCGGACAGTTCATTGTGACACCGCAGATCATGAAGCTCCAGTTGATTGCTCTGGGTGAAGAGTGGATTGAACAGGGGCTGGTCGAGAATATGGAGGTATTTAAAAACAATCTGCTTGTGGAGCGTAACGCAACTGATCGTAACCGTCTGGATGTGATGTGTACACCGGACCTGGTTAACCAGTTCCGCTTCATGGCAGCGCAGATCCGTTTCATTTTGTGAGGTAAGACATGAGCGGAAAACAGTATCAGGGCACGGCCACTATCCGTGTGAACGGTCAGGAATACTCCACCCTTGAGGGGGCCACGTTCTCCCCGTCCGGCTTTGAGCGTGAAGTGGTGAAAGGCGCAAAAGTCTATGGCTATCGCGAGAAACCACGTGAAGCGACGCTGGACTGCAAATTTCCGGCAGGCGGAGACGGTTCACCGGCCGCTGATGAAATCAACACTTGGACTGCGGTCACTATCGAGTTTGTGGCGGACACCGGCGAAGTCCACATGATGACGAAGGCCTGGAGCAGTGAACCGGCCTCACTTGACGGTGGCGGGGAGATCTCCGCGAAGTTCGCCAGTGCCACCAGTACCCGTGTCCAGTAATCAGGAAAAATAAAATGACCACACGTAAGAAAAAAACAGCGGTTTCTGACGAAGCCGTTATTGAGGCTATCCGTGATGCACTTGAGGACGGCGATCCACGCACCGCCGGTCTGGCTGAACAACTGGCGAAAGGCTATGTGGATCTGCTCGACGGTCTGCCGTTCGGGGAATCCCGTGAATACCGCGTCACCTTCCGTGAACTGACGGCGAAAGACAGCATTGATGCGGAAACCGATGCTGAACGTCTTATGGAAACCCGAAATGGCCCGGTTCTGGTGGCATCACCGGCCCTGCGCGGTATTGCGCTGCTGCGTCGCCAGATTGCCGCTGTCGGTGACATTCAGGGGCCGTTGTCACAACGCCAGATTGGACAGTTAAGCGAGCGCGATCTCTCCCGTCTGATGGCAGCGGTCAGCCTGCTGGATACAGCACTTGCCGGAAAGCTGGCGGCTGAACGGGGGCGAGCAGGCGCAGTGTCGGGCGCAGATTGAAGAAGCGGCAATAGTGCTGGGGATGGTGACCAGAAGCGGCCCGGAATGGGCACTTAACCTCCCCTTATCGCAACTTTACCGGCACTGCCAACAAACGGAAAAAATTCTCAGAACGAAGCAGTAATCCATGGCAAAAAACCTGAAAGCCTCCCTGATTGTCGATTTACTCGGCAATGTTTCCGCCAAATCCCGCCAGTGGTCACAGGAGCTGGGAGCGTTCTCCCGCGTCGGCAGGACGGGGCTGGGTGGTATTGGAAATGCAGCCCGCCGTGCCGGTCAGGAGACAGAGCTTGTCGGCTCCCGTATGCAGCGTACGCTTGCCGGTGTCCGTGGCAGTATCCGCACGGTAACGTCGGATTTTGACCGTCTTCAGGGCAGTATTACCGGCACACTGGGACGTCTCAGCAACCTTTACGGGATGCTGGCAGGAGGGGCTGCGGTCTACGGTTTTAATAAAGCCTTTATCCGCCCGGCCGCAGAGATGGAGAACTATATTCTGCGTCTCAATGCCATTAATCATGGCGATACGGCAAAAACGGAAGCAGTGAAAGCCTGGGCGGTACAGAACGCAAAGGAAACCACCTGGGGGCTGGCGGGGGTTATGCAGGAATACGCCTCCAGTCGCGGGTTCGGTATGAGTGACAGGGAAGCCCGCCGCTTTATTACCATGCTTCAGGATCAGGGCGGCTATCACGGCTGGTCACTGTCAGATGCACAGGGTGCGTCCCTGCAACTCAAACAGATGTTTTCCCGCCAGAGTATCCAGGCCGCAGACGCCAATATCCTGACCGGATACGGGATAAACGTTTACCAGTTGCTGGCCGATAAACTGGGTGTAAACCAGAAGATCATCCGTGAGAAAGGCGAGAAAGGAAAACTGGGATCGGACAGCATTCGGCTGTTATTTCAGGTGATGGCCGAACAGGCAAAAGGTGCCCAGAAAAACGCCATGAACTCATGGACAGGGATGACATCCATGATGGGCGACGTCTGGGACGGATTTGCCCGTGAAGTAATGGCAAAAGGGCCATTTGACAGCCTGAAAAAGAGCCTGAAAGGCTTCCTGGATTATGCCGATGCGGCACAGAAAAGCGGCTTACAGGACAAGCTGGCCACACAAACAGCCTCAGCCCTGAATCAGGGGTTTGAGTATGCCAGAGACGCAGCGACGGGTTTTTACCGGGCCATTCAGAAAGTCAGGGAAACGCTTCAGGCATTGCGTGACGCTGGTTATGGCGATGCGCTGAATCGCATTGGTCAGGGCGCACAGACCGCCGCGAAATATCTCCTGTATATGTATCTCGCCACCCGTGCGCTGAAGGCTGTCCGCGCCATAGGTCTTGGGGTGCTGCGACCGGGGGCGGTATTGTTGGGGTACGGGTTATCCACGGCCGCTGTGCTGACCTCACCTTTTCGTAAACCGCAGACCACCGTTCCGGGCACGCAGCCAGGACGTGGCCAGCGTTTTATGAACTTTCTTACCGGGGTAAATCCTGCTGCCGTTCAGCCCGTACTGGTCACCAACTGGCCTGCGGGTGGTCTGGCATCAGGTGGCGGGGATGTGCTGGTCAGCGGTGACGGCAAAACCGTGCGCGGTCGTAAAAAACGCGGCCCCGGACGTGGGCGGGGTGTTTCGACCGTTGTGACCGCAGGCGAACAACTGGCAGAGAGTGCCGGTAAACAGGGCTTCTTCGGTCGAATGATGAGCCGTGCCGGTGGTCTGCTTTCGGCTGCCGGAAACCGCATGGGACTGGGGCGTTTTGCCGGGCTTTTCCGTGGTGCTGGTCGGCTGGGTGGTGGTGCCCTGTGGGCCGGTGCCATGGCGGCTCCTGTACTGCTGGACAGCAGTGCCAGTGCCGTTGATAAAGCCGGTGCCGTGGGTTCCCTTGCCGGAAGTATCGCCGGTGGTGCGCTGGGGGCTGCCGCCGGTCCGGTCGGGGTTGCCATTGGTTCCACGGTGGGCAGTTATCTCGGTGATTATCTGGGGGGATGGCTGACCGAAGCCTGGCAGAAATTACGGGGCAGTGATGAAAATGGCGGACAGGCCACCGCGAAAACCGCCGCACGGGTGGAGCTTGTGGCCCCTGAAGGCTGGCGGGCACGCAGTATTGATGTGGATGATACCGCACAGCATGGCCTGGATGTGAACGTCTGGAACGGAGGGAACTATGGCCTCTACTGACACGCCGGGGCGTGGCTCCTTTCGTGGTGTACCGTTTCTGGTTTATCAGGAACAACGGGAACGGGGCGGACGTAACATTGTACGCCGTGAATATCCTCTGCGGGAAAGCGGCGGCGCGGATGATTTGGGGCCAAAACTCCCGGAGTTTACATTCACGGCTCTTGTGATCGGCGATGATCTTCAGACGCAGCGAAGCCGCCTGCGGGATGCGCTGCGGGCACCCGGTGCCGGTGAACTGATGCACCCGGATTACGGCACCTTAAACGTGCTGATAAACAGCTTTGAAAGCCGTTATAACGCCAGCGAACAGGGAACGGTTGAGTTCACAATCAACGTGATCCCCGCCTGTGATGATACCGCACCGGCGGTGGCTGAAGACACGGCTGCCGTTCTGGAGCAGAAAAGCGGTTCAGCAATGAATCAGTTGTTTAACACGCTTTCAGACGGCTGGACAGTGATTTCAGACGGCCTGCATGATGTGCAGGCCATGACCGACACCATCAGCGATAAAATTGATGCGCTGGAGAATGCAGTTTCGGGAATGGGGATTGTGCAGGATATCAGTGCCTTTACGGCCAGTTTCACTGCCCTGAAAGGGAATGCTGCCGCCCTGATTAATTCGCCCCATCGCATGGCTGAATCTCTGGCCGGAATGTTTGCGGTGCTGACGGGACTGCCCGGCGATCCTTCCCTGTCACTGACCGGGAAGGCCGCAACGCCGTCCGGCAGCCTGACCACAAACCGTGACAGCATGACAGAGCAGGCAATGCCGCAACTGTACCGCACACTTTCTTCCCTGCGTTATACCCTCAGCGGGCAGGATGATCCGCAGATCCTGATTGGTCTGACGCCTGCGGCACAGAAAAATATCTGTCTTCTGCGGACAGTCATGCAGAGCGCAACCCTGGTGTCACAGGCGCAGACGGTAGGAAAACTGCTGGATCAGGTCGTCCGGCAGAGTGCGACGCACGTTCAGGATACTGACCGGGAGGGCGGACTGGCCTGGCTGGAAAGTTCTGCCGATGTGCAGCGGCTCAACCGGGATTTGAGTGATGCCCTGGAACAACAGGTGCTGGATTTGTCCGCACAGGGCCATACCGGAACCGCCCTTGCATTACGTGATGCCAGGCTTGCGCTGACAGAGGATTTAACAACGCGTAGCGTTCATCTTCCCGGCGCTTCTCAGGTCATGGTGCGAACCACCGAACCGGCACTGGTCACACTGTACCGTGCCACCGGCAACAGCCGCCGCTGGCAGTATTTTGTCCGCAGGAACAACATCCCTGATCCGGTTTTTGTTCCTGGTGGTCGCAGTGTGGAGGTGATCAGTGAGCAGCATGATTGAGCTGTATATTGGTGGCAGTATTTTTTCCGGCTGGCTGACAGTAAGCGTCCGTCGTTCTCTGGAGCATCTGGCCGGGTCGTTTGAACTGGGGCTGATGCTGCCCGGTGAGCGCATCCCCTCAGCCCTGCGGACCGGTCAGTCCCTGACGCTCAGAATTAACGGGCAGACGGTCATCAGTGGCTGGCTGGATCAGGTCAGTCAGCGGATCAGTGCAACCCGTCATCAGATCAGCATCAGCGGTCGGGATAAAACCGGCGACCTGGTGGACTGTGCCGCCATCCATCCCGGCAGTCAGTGGCGAAACCGGACGCTGGCACAGATTGCCGCAGATTTATGTGCGCCCTTCGGAATAGCCGTGCGCTGGCAGGTTAACGACGACACGGCTGCACGCCCCTTCAGCTCTTTTACCCTGGAAAACTCAGAAACCGTGGCGGATGCGCTGACCCGTGCGGCCCGGCATCGTGGGGTGCTGGTGACCAGTAATGCTGACGGCGATCTGGTGTTCACCCAGGCAGGAAATCAGCAGACGGACAGACTGGTGCTGGGGGAAAACCTGCTTGATGCCGATTACAACACGGACTGGCGCGGACGATACAGCGAATACCGTGTCCGGGGGCATGGACGCGGTGGTGGCAAACGGGGAGACAGCGAATCCGCCGCCCGGCTGGCGGCCCCTGTGGGTGTCATCAGTGATGATCAGATCGGTCGCTACCGGCCGAAAATCATCCTCGCCGATCAACAGACAGACACCTCCGGTGCACGGCAGCGCGCCCTGCGGGAGATGCGCCGTGCGGTTGCCCGTTCAGAACGGTTTTCCGCCACCGTGCGTGGCTGGTTCCGGGATGATGGCCGGTTATGGGATGTCAATCTGCTGACCGGTGTTTCGGCCCTGCGTTTCGGTATCGAACAGACTGAACTTCTGGTCTGCCAGGTGGAGTTTTTACTGGATGAGCAGAACGGGGAAGTCACCCGGCTGGTACTGGCACCGCGTGACGGCTTTATCGTTCCGGCAGAGCCGGACAGTAAGGGGCGTGGTGGTTCCGGTGATGATGTTGATGCCTTTATTCGCCAGCAGATGAAAAAACAGGGGATCAGCTTTGATGAATGATGAAGTGTTCAGCCGCCTGATTGCCCCGGTAACTCGCGGCATTCGCCTGCTGTTTGGCCGCGGCGTTCTGACCGGCACACATGACGAACTGAAAATGCAGAATGTGCAGCTTACCGGCATGGACGGCGAAACCTTTGATGATGTGGAGCGTCCCCAGCAGTACGGGCAGATCAGCGTTCCCCTGCCGGGTGCGGAAACCTTTTTTGCCTGTCTGGGCGGGCAGCGTGATCAGACCGTGGTGCTTGTGGTGGAAGACCGCCGCAGTCGCCCGACCGGACTCACTTCCGGAGATACCGGCGTGTATCACCATGAGGGGCACCGTATACGTCTTACCCGCGACGGGAGGATCATCGTGACCTGTAAGACGCTGGAGATTTACGCCGATGAAGGTGTTCAGGTGGATACACCGGAAGCCACTTTTACGGGCAATGTCACGGTGGATAAAAACCTGCATATCAAAGGTAATCTGACCATTGACGGCACAGGAAAATCACAGGGTACGTTCACGATGTCCGAGGCTGTTATTGCCGGAATCACCTATTCCGGCCATGTACATCATGATAACGGTGAAGGCAGTAAGACAGGAGCGCCGGAGAATGGCTGATATTGCAATTGTGTGGGATAAGGGATGCGGTTCGCTGCAACTGAACGGTGCAGACCTGCTGACAGATGACAGCCTGATGACAGCGGTTCTGATTTCACTGTTCACTGACCGCCGGGCACTGACGTCGGATGAAATCCCTGATGGCACTCGTGACCGCCGGGGATGGTGGGGAGACAGCTTTCGCCAGCGTCCCATTGGCTCCCGTCTGTGGCTTCTCAGCCGGGAAAAAACGCTGGCCTCTGTGATAAGCCGTGCCCGTGCCTACGCGGATGAGGCGCTGGGCTGGCTCAGTCAGGATGGCGTGGCGTCATCCGTGGTCTGTCATGCAGAACGTGTGGGGCACGCGCGGCTGGCGCTTTCGGTGCGCATAACCCTGCCTGATGGTTCGGTAAGACCCATGATTTTTTATGCTGATCTTAAGGGGGAGTAATGCCTTATCAGCCTTTACCGCTGGCACAGTTAATCACGCAGACACAGCAGGATATCAGCCAGCGTCTTCCCGGTTCGCAGCCGGGCGTGAATGAAACCACCCTGAATGCCATTGCGTATGCTCAGGCAGGATTGTCTGCACAGGAGCATGAACATCTGGCCTGGATTGCACGTCAGATCATCCCGACAGAAGCCGATGAAGCCGAGTTGCTGAAGCACTGCGCTTTCTGGGGTGTCATGCGTAAACCCGCCTCACGGGGTGACGGGCCGGTTCAGCTGATGCTGACCACGGATGCGGGGATCACGGAAGGTGTGCTTCTCCAGCGCAGTGACGGCGTGGTTTACCGCATCACCTCCTCACTGACCGGTAAAGCCGGTACGCTGAATGTCAGTGTGGAGGCCGAAAGTGCCGGTCGTGCGGGAAATGCCCCGGCAGGGACGAAACTGACGTTTGTCACTCCGCAGGCGGGGATCAACCAGACGGCCACGGTGACCGGAACAGGGATCACCGGTGGTGCGGATGTGGAAACGGTGCCGGAGCTGCTTTCCCGTCTGGTTTTCCGGGTGCAGAATCCGCCGTCCGGCGGTACACAGTACGATTTTGAACGCTGGGCGCGTGAAGTGCCGGGGGTGACGCGGGCATGGTGCCGCCCGGAATGGCCGCAGGCGGGCTGCGTGGGGGTGACGTTCGTTCAGGACAACAACCCGGACATTTTTCCCGGTGAAGGTGATGTGAAACGTGTGGCGGATTATATCCGCAGTCATGATGATCCGGCGACCGGTCAGCCTGTCGGTCAGCCGCTGGGGCCGACGGTGACCGTGTTTAAACTGACCAATAAGCCAGTGCCCTTCAGTATCAGGATCATCCCGAAAACACCGGAGAATCAGGCGGCAGTAAAACAGGCACTGACCGACCTGTTATACAACGAATCCCGCCCCGGCGGTCTGGTTCTGGCGTCGTCTTTCTGGCGTGCCGTGGCGGGGGTGAAAAATCTGGAGGATTTTGAAGTGCGCAGCCCGCTGACGTCGGTTCAGGCGGGAGACAGCGAGCTGCTGACAGTGGGGGAAATCACATGGCTGTAACCCTCACTCCGCATCAGCGCGCCCTGTTGCAGTTGCTGCCTGACGGACTGGCCTGGGACAAGCGGCCGTCATCCGTACTGGCTGCGTTATGCCTTGGCCTCAGCCATTCCACCGAACGTGTTGCATGGACGGGAAAACAACTGCTGGCAGAACGTTTCCCTGACAGTTCCCGTCTGCTTCTGGAAGACTGGGAGCGTTATCTCGGCCTTCCCGAGTGTGATATGGCCGGAGCCACCATCACAGAACGACAGCGTTATGCCGGGAATAAATACCGGATGAAGCCTTCGCTGAACCGTGAATTTTATATCAGGTTTGCGGCAGAGTTTGGTTATGAAATAGATATTCAGCCATCACCGGATTCACAGTGGGTCAGTATTGTCACGATAAACAGTGAAACCGGCTACCGGAATATGAATGTGCTGGATGATATTCTCACGCCGCTGCGTATTTATGAGGGCGGTGCGCTGGAATGTATTCTGAATCGTTATAAGCCTGCATGGCAGACGTTTATTTACGTGTATGCAAACAGTCACGAAGAGGAGAATATTTAATGTTCCATGTTGATAATAATTCCGGCGTGGCGAATATGCCTGAACTGGCTCCGGCGCAGAGTAATACCACCACCTGGTTTACCGAGGGGGACGGACAAAAAGGTATCAGCTGGATTGGTCAGGACTGGCTGAATATTCTCCAGGCCGAACTGCTGAATATCCTGGATGAAGCCAGTATTCAGCCGGATAAGGCGCAGTTAAACCAGCTTACGCTGTCTATTAAAGCCATTATCGCTGCGAATGCTTTTTCCCGGAAAAATAACCTGAAAGAAATTGCTGATGCCGGTGCGGAGGCCCAGCGTCTGGCCCGTGGTTATCTTGGTCTGGGGACGCTTGCCACAAAAAACAGTCTTGGTCCCGGTGACGTTAATGCCCTGGCGAAGGATCAGAATCTCGCCGACCTGGAGAATAAGGAAACCGCCCGTAATAATCTTGATGTTTACAGCAAGAGCGAAGGTGATAACCGTTACCTGCGCAGGGAACAGAATGGTAAAGATATTGCGAACAAAAGTGCCTTTATCGATAACCTCGGTTTACGGGAAACGGTAAACAGGGCTGCAAATGCCCTGCCATCGAATGGTACAGCCGTAGCGGCAAACAAGCTGTCTGCGGCACGTAAAATTAACGGTGTTGCGTTCGATGGCACAAAGGACATCACTATTACATCCGGGATGACCCAGACTACAGCAGACGGCAGATATGTTCGTAATGTGCAACTTGGTGCTCAGAGCCGCCACTCTCCTGCGGGTAATGAAGTCACCTGGGATTATAAAACGCCAGCAGGTTGTATGCTTTCCGGTATTCATGTACAGGATACCGGCTCCCGGTCTGCGGATAATATCGGTGGGGTCTATTATCGCCCGGTTCAGATTTATATTAATAATGCCTGGAGAACGGTGAGTTCAGTGTAAACCACAGAAAAGGGTGCTGAATGCACCCTCTGAATTATTCCGGTTTTTCCGGCCAGGAAATCGCCTGGTAATGCCCCTCACTGGCAATATCATTAAGGTGCATTTCTTTAAGCTGTCGGATATACGCCATCCAGCGCGTCAGCTGTAATTTATTTTCATCGCTAATCATGTCCAGTTTTAATTCCGTTTTCCAGTCATCCACAGTTTCGTTGGCTTCCTGGAGCAGCGATGAGCGGCGCTTTTCAGCAACCGTATTCCAGTTTACCGGCACCTTTGATATCAGGCCATCAGAAAACTGCCAGTTACCGTCAATATTCACACCTTCTGGCAGTTCGTCCACTTCAACAACAGTAAAACCTGCCGGATATAAAGCAGAGACATCTTCAGCAACAGAGCAGATAATACCCGTTACAGGCGAAATACAGAGTTTGTATTTCTTTGTGAAAAGCGGGATAGATTCATAAAAATCCCTTCCGTCCTCACTCTGGAAATACTGAACATCCTCACCATAGGGTTTGTGTTCCGGGTAATATCGTTTTACGTTAATAAGCTCCATCATTTCACCTTGTTTTTGTTGAAAAGACAAAATCATCATATATTTATTCAGATAATCTGTTTTTTGAACTACTGCACTTTTATGCGCTGGAAGCTGTTTTCCACGAACCATCTATCAGAAACTGAACAGGTCGATAATATGCGGTTACCGTTGCATTACCATCACCAGCGACATCAAGCCCTGTAAGTACGCATCCGTCAGGAACTTCAAAAATATTATATTGCATTCCAATCGTTGACCTTGAACCTCTTCGAATGCTTTGAACATAACGTAAGTCAGCCACAGACTGCGTCATCCCCGATGTAATATTTATATCCTGCGTTCCGTCGAAAGGAACGCCATTAATATTTCTTGGTGTGGCGAGTCTGTTTGCTGCCACGGCGGTTCCATCCGATGGCAGGGCATCAGCAGCCTTATTTACCGTATCCCGTAAACCGAGGTTTCAGGGATGCCGTATATCTGCTTTAAAAAGCATTTCCACCTCTTTTTAAGGAAGGTAAATACATGCTGATTGGCTATATACGCGTATCAACAAATGACCAGAACACCGGTTTACAAAGAAATGCGCTGGAATGTGCAGGATGTGAGCAGATTTTTGAAGACAAAATGAGCGGAAAAACAACGCAGCGGCCGGGACTGAAGCGGGCACTGAAGAAACTAAAACCCGGTGACACACTGATGGTCTGGAAACTGGACAGGCTGGGGCGCAGTATGCGCCACCTTGTTGCGCTGACAGATGAATTACAGCAACAGGGGATAAATTTTCGTAGTCTTACTGACAACATTGATACGTCAACCCCCATGGGGCGCTTCTTTTTTCACATAATGGGTGCGCTGGCAGAAATGGAGCGTGAATTAATTGTCGAACGGACACGGGCTGGTCTTGCAGCTGCCCGTGAAAGGGGACGAACCGGCGGCAGACCCCGCCGTCTCACGCAGGAACAATACGAGCAGGTTGGGCGTTTACTGGCCGGGGGTGTCAGTCGAAGACAGGTGGCACTTATTTTTGATATCGGCCTTTCAACCCTTTATCGTTATTATCCTGCGAGCGTTTCGGAAAAATAAGACGCTCCCTTTGTTGGGCCTTTACTGAATTAACGCAAAATGGCGTTTATCGGTCTGTGGATATGATAATTCTGTTTATTCAGGAACAGGCTGATTATTATGACGTCCAAATGGGTTCAACTATCATCAATGCCCGGAAACTTTACCGTTAAAGTTTCCGGTGGTACAGCGGCATTTCTTGAGGCTCCCTTTCCTCCGGCCGAAACAAAAGGAGGAATGACATTTGCTGACTGTCTCATCAGTTTTAATACACGGGATTGCCTGTGGGTAAGGCCAGTATCCGGTGATCCGAGTGTGGAAATTACCGGAGCGGGTATCGGTGCGGTCATTCCGTTAAGTGCTGATGTTGCCGGTACTGCTGAACCGTCAGACTGGGATAATGCTGAAACACATACCCGTCCGTCAGGAAATGAAACTGCTTCCAGCTCCCCTTCCTGGTATTACGTGGTGGTTCTTGCTGGTCAGTCAAACGGTATGGCTTACGGTGAAGGTCTGCCACTGCCGGAGACATATGATCGCCCCGAACCGCGTATTATGCAGTTAGCCCGTCGCAGTACTGTCACGCCGGGAGGTAAAGTCTGTCAGTATAACGACATCATTCTGGCCGACCACTGTCTGCATGATGTGCAGGATATGAGTGGAAAAAATCACCCGAAAGCGGATGTGGCTAAAGGGCAATATGGCACCGTGGGTCAGGGGCTTCACATTGCCAAAAAACTGCTGCCGTTTATTCCGGCAGATGCGGGGATTCTGCTGGTTCCCTGCTGCCGTGGTGGTTCTGCATTCACGGCGGGTGCTGACGGCACGTACAGTGACAGCATGGGTGCTTCAGAGGACTCAGCCCGATGGGGTGTGGATAAGCCGCTGTATAAGGACTTAATCAGCCGGACAAAAGCGGCACTGGCGAAGAACCCGAAAAACCGCCTGCTTGCTGTGGTGTGGATGCAGGGCGAGTTTGATATTGATGCGAAGCCGACGGAGCATTCTGCGCTGTTTCTGGCGATGGTGGAAAAATTCCGCGCAGACCTGGCTGAACAGGCGGAACAGTGTACCGGTGGCAGTGCTGCTGGCGTTCCGTGGATTTGTGGCGATACCACGTATTTCTGGAAACAGAAAAATGAACCGGCATACCAGGCAATCTATGGCGGCTACAAAAACAAAACAGATAAAAACATTCATTTCGTCCCATTAATGACAGATGAAAATGGCGCGAATGTACCTACCAACAATCCGACAGAAGACCCGGATATTGAATCCATTGGTTATTACGGCTCAACGTGGCGTAACAATGCTGCCACCTGGACATCTGCGGACCGGGCCAGTCATTTCAGTGCCTGGGCGCGCCGTGGGATTATTTCCGACCGTCTGGCCACGGCTGTTCTGACTCACGCAGGGCGAACCACAGTAAAAGCCGATGTTCCATCTTCTGAAACTGATGCGCCAACGCCGTCACCTTCAGAAGCTGAAACAGTAACCACAACAACACTGCTGTCTTACCGTGCCAGTGAGTCTGAAGGGAAGCTGACCGAACAGGGCTGGAGTGCAGGTGGAGGTAAAGCGGAAATTGTTGCCGATGAAGGTGCAACTGGTGGAACCGCGATGAAGCTGAGCAAGGAGACGGGTAAAGGATCATGGCATCTGGAGCATGATGCCGGTACTGGCGCTGAACTGCTGAAAAATGGCGGCTTAATCAGTTGCCGCTTTAAGGCATCCGGTGAACTGGTGGCAAATCAGTATGTCATTGCACTTTACTGGCCGGTTTCCTCTCTGCCGCAGGGTGTCACCCTGACAGGGGATGCAGGGAATAATCTGCTGGCAGCGTTCTACATCCAGACAGACGCAAAAGACCTGAATGTGATGTACCACAATGCAAAAGTGGCGACAAATAACCTTAAGCTGGGAACCTTTGGCGCATTTGATAATGAGTGGCATACGCTGGCCTTCCGCTTTGCCGGGAATAACAGCCTTCAGGTGACGCCGGTTATTGATGGTCAGGACAGTACACCGTTCACGCTGACGCAGTCACCGGTCAGTGCATTTGCGGCGGATAAACTGCATGTGACAGACATTACCAAAAATGCGACTTACCCGGTGCTGATTGACAGCATTGTGGTGGAAGTGAAAAAAGCGGTAACAGAATAAAAAAATCCCGCCGGTCATGATACGGCTGGCGGGAGCTACCTAACCCATAAAGGAAAATAAAAATACTACCGAAGGAGTAGTTATCAGTCGCTTCGATGTTTTTACCCGATAACGAATTATGTAGTCAATATCAAAGGTAAGGTTATATGACATTCGTTCATACAATGCTGCTTTATTTCTGCGCAGTGGTCAGTGCGTTATATCTGGTGAGCGGCGGTTATAAGGTCATCAGAAATTATATTCGCCGTAAAATTGATGATGCGGCAGCTGAAAAACTCAGTAAAACAGCACAGGCACCGTCATCCCCAAACGACCCGACCCCGCTCTGATAACGGGGCAATATACCTGCAAAAGGAGAATATTCATGCCAGAGATTAAAGGCACGGTTACTGAAGAGCTTGTCAAACAGGCACTTTATTCTGAAGAAGTGAACCGCGTGCTGAAGGCGCAGGTTCGCAAGGATTTTGAGGCACAAATCGACGCATATGTTGATGAAGTGCTGGCCCGAATGGTTGGCCGTTCTCCGGCTGAAAACAGCACGGAAAATGAGCCTCAACCCGTAGAGCAACCAGAGCCGGTTCAGCCCGGAACTGACGGTACTATGATGTAACAATACCGACCGGCAGGTTTCCCTGCCGGGTGAATTTGTTAATGCACGTTTTGTGTATTTTCCCTCCGGGGAGAACAGGCAGGACATATCAGCATCCTGAAACAGGAAGCATTTTTTGGTTTGTATGTCTTGCCATTTTGAGATCGAGAACGGCGATAGATGAGCTGTAAGGGAGTCTTACAGGCAGGGCAAACAGGCTCTTTATCCATGATAAAGATCTCCTTTTTATGCATCTCTGCTTTACAGGAGACCGGGGAATATCATAGGATACGCCACGAGCTCGAAGTAAAGCATTGATGCAAAATTGTCTAAATCGGCCCAGAATAGTTCGCGCTATCTGGGTCGCCCTTTATGTATGTAGTATCCTGTTGATTTGAAACATACTACATATACGCGCGATCCTACCTTCACTGTATAAAAAGTCAATAAAATGATCATTTTATGATCGTTTTCACCACCTAACTCTTCGTTTTCTTTAAGTAAATAATCACCTCCCTGAATCATTGTTGATGACTTTTCAATCTATTTGTTGTATCAATTAAACAAATCGAATCGATCGTTTTTGTCGATCGATTGCATGAGAAAGGCATCAACAACAAAGCAGGAGGTTATGCGGCCATGTATCGAAACATACGGTGCCGACACTGCAATAAGCTACTGGCACGGGCCAGTTTCAGTTATCTGGAAGTAAAATGTCCGCGCTGCAAAACCCTCAATCAAATCACATCTCAGAGCGCCACAGAGCACCCCACATACACAAGGAAATCCTGCCGTGGGGAACAAGAAACATTACTTTCAGTCTGATAAGTCACTAACCTATGGTTCAGTATGCAGTGGTATTGAAGCTGCGACAGTAGCCTGGAGCAATCTTGGCTGGAAAGCCAGTTGGTTCAGTGAAATAGAGGACTTCCCGTCAACACTTCTTTCATATCGCTGGCCCCATATACCAAATCTTGGTGATATGGCTTTGCTTGCGCCTCGTATCAGGGATGGGCTTATTGAAGCACCAGATATTCTTGTAGGTGGAACTCCGTGTCAGGCATTCAGTATGTCAGGCAAACGAAAAGGCCTTTCAGATCCACGGGGGCAGTTAACACTGTCTTTTGTTGAACTGGCGAATCAGATAGATACCGTTCGGGCATCGCTCAATAAATCCCCCTCAATAATCGTATGGGAAAACGTCACAGGAGTTTTAAGTAGCCATGACAATGCATTCGGTCATTTTCTTGGTGCGCTGGCCGGAGCAGGTTGCGCATTACAGCCAGCAAGGAAAAGATGGGCAAACGCTGGTGTTGTGTCTGGACCATCGCGTATCGTCGCCTGGCGAGTACTTGATGCCCAATATTTCGGAGTCGCCCAGGCTCGCAGAAGAGTGTTTGTTGTGGCAAGTGCTGGAAAAAGGCTCGATCCCGGAAAGGTATTATTTGAGTTCCCGCCTGTGTCGCAGGGCGATAAAAACTATTACGGAAAGAAGAAAAAATCCGAATCCCTTCTTGATCAAGGCATTGAAGGAAAATTGCACCGATATTGCCTTGAAGCATTGCCAAAACGAACAGGCACAGTAATAGCTGGCTATAACGGAACAACTAACCAGGACATGACTATGTCTGGTGGGCTCATAGTTGAAAGAGCGCCATATTCAAGGGTTCGTAGGTTGACGCCAACCGAATGCGAGAGGCTACAAGGTTTTCCCGATGGATATACAGATATTCCATGGAAAAATTCATCTCCAGCTCATCGTTATAAGGCCATTGGAAATTCAATGCCTGTACCGGTCATGAAATGGATTGGTCGAAGAATACAGGAAGCGTTAAACGAAGTTTAAACCTAAGCAAAAGACATTATGAAGTTGGTTTTTGTGCCGTTAAAAGATGTCTTTAAGGAGTGCAAAGGAAAGCGCCAATTTAGTATCAAAAAAGATGCTTATCGGCGCTTTTCATCGGTATCAAATGAAATGCAAATCGGTATCAAAAAAATCGCCGCGCTATAATCACACTGAAACAGTCATTCACCGTTATGGTACCGGCGCAATGGTGTTGTGCTGGCACTGCGACAACCAGCTGCGCGACCAGACATCTGATTCACTGGCGCAACTTGCTCAGCAGAATCTGGTTGCCTGGATGATTGACGTCATCCGTCACGCAATAAGCGGTACGCAGGAGAGGGAGTTATCGCTGGCCGAATTATCCTGGTGGGCGGTCTGCAATCAGGTGGTGGATGCACTACCTGAGGCAGTAGCGCGTCGTTCGCTGGGATTACCAGCGGAAAAAATCCGCTCAGTATACCGTGAGAGCGACATCGTACCGGGAGAGCAGACCGCCACCAGCATACTGAATCAGCGCACAAAAAATCTTGCGCCGTTGCCTCACGTCCACCAGCAACAACCCTCACCACAGGAAAAGGCGGTGGTCAGCATTGCCGTTGATCCGGAGTCTCCGGAATCTTTCATGAAGCGGCCTAAACGTCGCCGTTGGGTAAATGAGAAATACACGCGCTGGGTAAAGACACAGCCGTGCGCGTGTTGTGGAAAGCCAGCCGACGATCCCCATCACCTGATCGGCCATGGTCAGGGCGGCATGGGGACAAAAGCCCACGATATTTTCACGCTACCGCTGTGTCGGGAGCATCACAACGAGCTTCATGCGGATCCGCTGGCGTTCGAAGAAAAGTATGGTTCCCAGGTTGATTTGATTTTTCGTTTTCTTGATCACGCCTTTGCAACAGGCGTACTTGGGTAAAGGAGGTGACTGATGCGTACAGAGTTTGTTTTGCCCTGGCCGCCGACGGTGAACACTTACTGGCGACGTCGTGGCAGCACATATTTTGTATCAAAAACCGGTGAGCGTTATCGCCGGGATGTGGCGCTAATTGTTCGCCAGCAGCGCCTGCAATTACATCTGTCCGGAAGGCTGGCGATAAAGATTATTGCCGAGCCACCGGATAAGCGTCGCCGTGACCTGGACAATATTCTGAAAGCGTTGCTGGATGCGCTGACGCATGCGGGAGTACTCATTGATGATGAGCAGTTTGATGAAATCAATATTGTACGTAGTCAGCTTGTTCCTGGTGGTCGGTTGGGTGTGAAGATTTACAAAATTGAGAGTGAGTGAGCGTAAATATGATATATCCGGAAATGACAGGCAAAAGCGGCGAACATTTACGCCTGAACACGCTGGAAGCAGTCTGGATCCAGGGGAAATTACGGATGTGGGGGCGGTGGTCGTATATCGGTGGGGGTAAATCCGGAAATATGTTTAACCGGTTACTGGTTTCGAAAAAGCTGACGAAAACAGCAGTTAATGAGGTTTTACGCAGAATGAAGAAATCCGGGCTGGAAAAACCGGAACTTGAGGCATTTTTTCGGGATATGACCAGAGGGAAGCAGAAGAGCTGGTTGTCACATTGTACAGACACAGAGGCGTTGATTATTGATCGCGTTATCAGTGAGGTGCTTGGGGAATATCCCGGGCTAATCAATATTCTCCGGCAAAGGTACGAAGGACGGGGAATGAGTAAGAGAAAAATGGCAGAATGTTTAAATCGTACTCACCCGGAATGGTGTTTCAGCACATGTGAGAAACGTATTGCAGGTTGGTTAGCCGTGGCTGAACACATGCTTTATGTACCTATGCACGATTCATTTCGATAAAAAAGCTTGCTTTTTTACGCAGAAACAGCTTTAATTCCCGTAAGCTTCGCAAAGCTGTATCGCGAGGCGAAACGCAAGTTTTTTTCGCACAAGGAAGCCACCTGAAGGTGGTTTTTTTTGTGTCTGCAATATACAGCAGCGCCATAAATTCGCTGGTGGTTATTAATACCGTTCTTTCA